ATCAGCTTGTAAGCTTGGCACTGTTCTTTTGATAGATTTATGTTTTCCATATTTTGTTTAAATAAAAAATGCCTTTCTAAAATATGCAACCGTCCGACGGGTTGCTTCATTTAAAAAGGCTAATATTTTTCATCACTGTTGTCGGACGTGATTTTGTTCTGCAAAGATAATAAATATTTATTAATTATTGGAATAACTTTCATTTTAAAATCATCCAAAGATCTAACTATAATATAATTGCAATTCATATCTTCTAATATTTTTTGTATATCCTTTTGATTAGGAGATTGAATACCTTTTTCAGTTTTTACTTCTACATCTATAAAAAATGAATTAGGAAGTTTAATTGTTAAATCCGCTATTCCTGATACAAGCCCAGTGGCTTTCATTGTGATTGCTTCCATTTTGTTACGAGTACCACCGTTAGGGGTTGAATGTATTAGCAATCTAGGATTATGATATTTTAAGCAATACGTATTGTGGAAAAAATTATAAATCTGTTGTTGCAACGAGCTCTCTGTCATAATAGTGATTTTAAAATGTTGTAGGGTTGTAAGGTTGTTCGTTTTTTCTCATGTAGTTGTTTTCTATCGTGATTAAGTTTTTTAAAAATAAAAAGGTATGTAACTCTATAATATCTAATTAATATTTTATTATTATCTTACAACCTTGCTAAAGCCTTATGGTTACTAGGGTCATTGTTTTTTTTGTAAGTTTTTATCCTACAACATATCATACAACCTAAAAAAACGTATCTTCCTCAACATCAACAGATTGATTGTTATTTGACGTATAAGTACGTATTACTTCATAGCGTGATAAAACTACACTATTTATCCTTTTATTCTTTGGACTGCCTAAACAACTTCTTAATTCAGATCCAAATTTTTTCATTGAAAGTATTTTTTGTCGTGAATTTATCTCAATTACATCTTTTATTTCGGTAGCGGTTAACCATTCAGAAAATCCGTTATTATCATTTTTTCTAAAAAACTTCAATATTAATTCTCTTTCAAAAGGTGTTTGCTCAAAATCTCTTCCAACTTCATTTAATTTTCCTAGTTCTTCTTTAGTTAATTGCCATTCCTCATTAGATTCATAAGCTCGGTATATTTCCATAAAAAGTTCATCTTTATCAATAGAATTAAATAACTCGTGATCTATTGATAATACTTCAATAGGTAAAATCCTCGTGTTCCCTGTTGGATCGTTTATCAATTGTGGATCGTTTGATGTACCGCAAAGCAAAGCAAGTCTTTTAAAATCCTCGTTATGTCTAGCGTATGGTGCACGTAATGAAAAAACAGATTTTGAAGTTAGTTCTTTGAAACGCTTTTCATCTTGCTTTGATTTACCTCCCATCTCATCATCCATTACTATCAACTTTTGGCACATCAAAATATCATCATCCTTCCCGTTATCTAATTTTGATTCAGCATAATACTTTTTTAAGTTATTAGGGAGCAACCGCCTAAACCATTCTGTTTTACCACTATTTTGACCGCCTACAAAAGAAAGTACTGATCTAACTGGATAGCCTTCGTATGATGCAATTATCGATAGAAGCCACTTTTTAATAAATACGTTCTTCATATCAGTATTGGATCGTATTGTTTTGCAAAGTTGGTCTATATTACCTGTTGATTTTCTATGAATGTTCTTTTCTATGTATTCAGCAATAGGATTAAACTCAGGTGTATTTTCGCTAAAAATTATCGATTCAATCAAATCTTTTGAAACATCTTTAGTATTGAAAAACATTCTAGCACGCAAATATATTGTATTCATTCTTTCTCTACTTACATCAGATCCGTTTTCTTCAATCATTTTAGTAAGTGAGTTTTTCTTTATTGGGTGATTTTGATTCATCCATTCAACTAAAGATTCAATAAGTTTTTCTGGATCGCCTAAAGCAGTGGTTAATGAAACGTCATCCCTGCGATAAACTTCATCTACTAATCTTTCAGCTTGCTTTTCATCGACTCCATTAATTTGAACTAACTGAGAAATAACACCTTCTTTAGAACGTTTTGATTTTTTACCAATAGTAGCAAGTTGAACATACTTTTGATTTTCATTTTCAATTACTATTCCTGCATCTTTTAAAGTAAAATAAAACGATCCTACGGTTATGCCTGACTTTCTATTTTTTAAGCACTCATTGTATTGCTTGTCTGCGTGCCTACTGTCGTACTTTTCATTAACCGAACAAAGAGAATGAAAATAAACCCTTCCATCTTCACCAAATCCATCAGCTAAGGCAAAACCTAAATTCCTGTATTTTTCATAGTCTGGAGCTAAATCCTTTCCTGCGTCAACACATTCACGAACCAATTCACCTACTTTATTTTGTGGCAAAACAATTGGTAATGATTTAACTTTTTTAGGAGTTAATAAAAGAGTTTTAGATTTCTTTGATTTTTCATTTACATAAATCTCAGGATCGTAAGAAACAAAACGCAATGAAGCTACATTCGAAGGAGCTGAATCAACGACAATTCCAAAGAATTTATAGTAATAGTTTTGAAGCCATTTAAAAGACTCTTTGTGTTTATCCTTGTCAATTTTCACAATAACCGCCAAACCGCCACCAGAAGCCGACTTCATAAGTGCATAAGTGTATGGATCTGTTAGTAATTGTGTTTTATCTGTAAAGTGATCTATATCAATACAGATAAATCCAGAATGTTCTAATAAGTTTTCCTCTTTCCTTTCTTCAAACACACCAGATATTGTTAATGAAGGAATATTTCTTTTTAATGCAGCTCTTTTTTTAGAATCGGGTTCAATTCTAATAGGCTCAATTAAGTGCTTCCATTTTCCGTATTTAACGAAATTTAAAAAGTCCGAAATAGAAATATGTTCAGAAGCAAAGTGCGGTTGTCCTTTTGCAGGGAATCCATTAAATAATGTTATTTGACTCATATCTTATAATTTTTAAATTCTGAATCGTCAAGCTTTTGCGCTTGATGATAAATCCAACCTTTAGTATAATTCATTTTTCTTGCGTATTCAGTTAAACTAGCTTCTCCATAAGATCGAATTACACGCCAAACAAAAGATGCTTTTAGTTTTTTTGTGGATTGCAATTCAATTAAATCATCAATAGATAAATCAGCAATATTTTTACCTTTTAAATGTGTAGGAACAACCTCAATCATTACGCCTTCCTTAAGTTCGGAAGCTTCGAATGGAAAAACGAACTCGCAATATCGGCAAATTCTAGCACTTGCAAATACACTAGCAGAACATTGTGGACAACTTTTCGAAGGAGTTACTTCATTTGACTTTCGTTTTTTCTCTTCTTTCAAACTCCAGGTTCTTGGTTCATTCCACATTCCAAGTCTTGTATGATTACCGCCAAAATCTAAAAGAATAAAGTTTTCTTTATTTGAGTATAATCTTGAGCCACGCCCAACGCATTGAAGCCATAAAGGAAGTGATTTAGTGGCTCTATTCATTATTACGCATTCAATACTTGGCTCATCATATCCAGTTGTAAGTATTCCGCAATTATTTAAAACTTTAAAATGTCCATCTGTAAATGATTTTAAAATACGTTCTCTATCATCTTTTTTAGTGTTTGATGTGATATACTCAGAACTTATTCCTGCATCTAAAAAAGCTTGATTTATAGCAATAGTATGCTTTATAGAAACATTGAAACAAATTGTTTTTTTATTATTTGCAAATTTTGTCCAATTTTCAACAACTCCGCTATAAAGTTGTGGTTTATTAAAATGCATATCCAAACTATCAGAAGTAAATTCACCCGCTTTAGTTTGTAAATCTGAAAAATCATCTTGCATTTGGTACGGTTTGCAATCGACCAAAAAACCCTGTTCTACCAATTCTGGTACGTCAATATTTTGAACTATATCAGTATAATATTTTGCAAAATGCTTACCTTTCGGGGTTGCTGTTGCTCCAATAACTCTACAATCAAAAGCATCAAGTATGGAGGTAAAATTACCTTTGTGAGCTTCATCCAAAATAATTAAAGAAGGATTTAGATTAGCTAATAAATCCTTACGCCTTTTCAAAGTTTCTACCATCCCGACATAAATAACAGCATCTAAGTAAGTGTGTTTTTTATTTGGTGATATTTCCTCAACTGCTACGCCAATACGCCCTAAAGATTTAATTGTTTGCTTAAACAATTCTGTTCTATCGGTTAATACGATTGTTTTTGTTCCACGCTCTGCAGCTCTTCTCACTATTTCAGAAAACACTACTGTCTTTCCTGATCCTGTTGGTAAACATAAAACGATACGCTTATGTTTCTTAAATCCGTTTGATAAAAGATTTACGGACTCTTCTTGGTAATCTCTTAACTTTATCATGTTAAGATAATTTGGCATGAATAAAAGTTATTCCCCTAGACTCGTTTTCTGTAATCTTGAATACTACATATTCCATATCATCATATAAATATTCATACCCTACGAAATAATTATCTTTCGAGCATGGATTTACTTTTATTAAATGATGATCTACTAAAAAACATTTAGTTTCTGCCCGTCTTTCAGCTAAAGACATTGAAGCCCATTTTTCTTTTAAATTTTCCATAATTAAAAACAAAAGTCCCACAAATCCACCGCTTCTCACTTCGATTTCATTGTAGGACAATGTATAATATTAGCGTTGGTATAGTGTGAGAAGCCAACAACGATACAAAGATAATCATTTTTCTTTAATACGTAACAAATTTACTTTTGATTACGCAATTCTTTATGTGTTATTATTTATCGAAAGTATATCTTTAACATTTGTTTTTCCTTTTCTTTTATCTACAACATCGATTATTTTGTTTAGTTTTTTGACCAACGGTTTTAGTTTTGACAAAGAAAACCATTTGCGATTGATCCAATATCCTAAGCAGTTATTATTGTCTTTTAGCTCCAAACGCTTTGGAATATCACTAATATCGAATAACTGCTTTTTACGGAAAGCAAAAGTTTTACCGTCAATTTCAAAGTAATTTGAGTAAGTAATTAAATACGTGTCAAGGTTTTTTTCCATTGTTTATAAGGGACTATGGTGGTTAGTATCGAGTATAAAGTAGTTATAACTCATTTTACACAAACTCCTCAAAATTATGAGTATCTAGTCCAGTGTAAGTATTAATTAATTTTCTTAAATCTAATCCGCATTGAGTAGCCATATTAATTCTATCTTCAATACTCATTTTGTCGTATTCTTGATTATCGTACATTTTATCCATCAAAGCAGTTTGAAAGATAATTAAGCAATTCATAAACTCTCTATTTGTATAGTTTGGTTTATTTTCATTTCCAGTTGCTTCTGCGTTTTGCTCTAAAATATCCGAAGCAATAATTTCTAATTCTTTGTTGTATGTTCTCATAAAAAACGAGTTATAACAGTTGTTTGGCACTATTGCCGTTTAGTTTTTCAGCGGAAAATTCGCTGGTAATATTAAATTTAGTTTTCATAATAACGTTTACGTTTTTCGGCAACAGATGCCAAGCAACATAACGTTATAAGTAACTTTATGACAACCGCTACTCCAAAAGAATAACGGTATCAAAAATGTCTTTAAGTTCGTCAAATTCATCACAAGTACATTGTTCAAATTGTACTTTATTATCTTCAACTAAAGAAACTGTACATCCTTGTTTTACATATTCTCTTAAATCTTCTTGCCATTGCTCGTTAGTATAGCAATAAGGCACTCCAGATGCAGCAAAAGTTTTACCACATTTACATTCAATTGTTTGTGTCATTTTTCTATTGTTTTTATAAATTTATATTCTCCTTTTTCCCATTTTTCTCCCCAGTGCGTTCCCATTTGGTTCAATACAAAAAATGTATTTCTATTATCTTCAATTAATAATGCTCTTTTAATAACAAAAAAATCCATTTCGTTATTATTTCCAAAACGCATTGAAGAAAATATAGCATCATCTGGAACGTCTTTAATCAATTCTTTTAGTAATTTGATTGTAAGCATAATAAAAGCTACTTATAACATCGGTTTTGCTCTATTGCGGTTTTAGGCTTAACTTGATGTTCGGTTTATATTTGTTAATTTTGTTTTTAACTCAAAGTTTTGGCTTACTTTTCCGCAACAAAGCAAAGCCGAGAAACGTTAGGCACAATACTACGAAAGTGATAAAATGATACGTTCTTCTCTTTTGAAACAATCCCCATTTACAATCATATTACCTTCTTCGTTTCTATCACTATCAACAGTGCAATACAACCATCGCAAACTATCTAACTTACTTACAACACTTGTAATCTTACACCAAGTTGGTTTAAACATATCACTTGCTGTATCAATATCATCGAGTAATTTGAAGTAATTTTCAATAATATGTAACAGCGTTGCAATATTAATTCCTTTTCGTAGATTTATATCTACGTTAAATGTATCATCATACAACTGTTTCAATTTCGAGTCATCTTCATTAGCTAATTTTGCTTTTTTAAGACAGTAACTAACGTATGATTTATTGCCTTCAATTCCTTCATATCCATCTAATATACCTTCAATAGATGCTAATATTTCTCTCATTTTTTTCGCTGAATACAGCATTTGTTCTTTACTATTTCTCATACTTTTATTATTTTAAAAATTACTAATTAATACCGTACTGTGCCTAACAAGCAATATAAAACAGTTGCCATCAGGCTTATTAATAAAATTGAAACGAACTATAAGGCAACCGTTTCATATTGCCAACCGTTATCGGCAACCTTAACCGACACCATCTAAATCCTTACCTTTTACCGCTTTGTAAATTTCAATAATATCTTTTTGCTCTTTTATCCAACGAAAAGCAACAGCATAATACTTCCCGCATCTCATTTCAGCACTACCTACAAGGAAATCACTTTCATTCCATTCGGTTATTGGCGTGTTAAATAAAAGTATTACACCTTCCTTCACATAATAAGGCATATTGAAATTTTCAAACGGACTTTCCTCTACCAATTTGAAGCCCTTACTTTGAAGAAAGGCAGCCGATAACAAGGTATTGTTGCTATTGGCGGTTTTGTGCTTCGATTTAACTTTTGTACTCATATATAATTTTGTTTTTCAAATTAACATTTGTGGTTTAAGTCGCCAACAGACAACAATACCCAACCGTTATACGTAATAATTTTAACAAAATGTTGCTTCCATCTCATCAATAAAATATTGATGTGTTTTACCTAATTGTCCATATATTGGACTAATATTTTCCATTCCTTCTCTTAATATTCTAACCACATCACTTTCAGACATACTCAAAGCTTCAGCTAGTTTTTCAATTGCAACTTCAGCTAATCCTAATTTATCTTCTGATATCATTTTGTTTTGATTATTTTATTTTTATATTTTTCAAATATTCTATCAACTACACATTTTCTTGCTTCTAAAAAACTTATTTGTGTTCTTTCGTATTCAGTTAATTGTCCTTCCCATATTGATGCTTCTAACAAAGCATTTCTTAATTCTTCTTCCATTTTTATCTATGGTTTTTATTATAAATTAATCCTCCAATACTCAAGGTTAAACCTACCCCAATACAAGCTACACGGGATGGATTTCTATAAAATGGTTTTGTTATAACTTGTGAATTATATCCTTTTGAAAATGTCCATTCTGAACCATCTGGGATTAGGAATCCAATACTCATTGAAATAGCTCCAACGGTTACTAAACCTATACCTGCTTTATCAGATGAATGTGTTTTTTTAGATTTTTGTTGTGCATTTACATTTAATGCTAAAAATGCTAAAAATGTTAATATAATTAATTTTAGTTTCATTTGTTTAAAATTTTACATTTATATTCATAGGTTCTACTTTGATTATACCATCTAATATACTTACTTTTGTGTCAGTTATTCCTTCTAAAATTTGGATTGGTAGTGTATTAATTAAATCCATAACCTCACTACATTGATCATGTGTTAATCCAATAGTTCTAAGTTCTTGATAAATATCACGTTGTTTCATTTATTTATTTTTAGTGCGCCCTGTAGGGATTGAACCTACGACCTATTCCTTATGAGGGAATTGCTTCTACCACTGAGCTAAGGGCGCTAATTTTAATTTAATTGTGGATTTAATGAATTAAAACAAATCATATCCTTACAATTTACAATTTCTATGGAAGCTATAAAGTGATAATCTAATAAATCAAAAGCTTTTTCTTCTACTTGTTCTTTAGTTTCAAAACGTTGTCTTGAAATGTAAGAATTTCCTTGAAAATCTTGTGCGATAAATGTAAACATAACCTTTATTTTTTATATTTTTAAATATATGATTGAAAATTTTGAAATCCTAATTTTTTATTTAAGATCTTCTTCTGGGATTAATGGTTCTACTTCTATTTGTTTTGGAAGTGGTTCACCATATAATATAACTAATTTTTTATAAATGTCATCATTTTTATAACATTCAATCCATTGTCCAGTTTCTACACCTTTTCGAACAAGTGGTATAATAATTTTTTTCTTAAAAATATTAAATATTTTCATCTTCTTTACTTGGGAATTTATATTTAACAATACCTTTACATTTTGGATCAGCACATTTTAATTTAATTCCTCCACCATCTGCTATTTTTATATTTTTTAAGAATGTAGGTGGGTTAACTCGTTTATGACATTTAGGACAAAATACTGGTTTCATTTTTTATTTATTAGGGATTGTAATAAAATATTTTTATTTTTTTCTTCGCGAATTTCTCTTTTTAATCTAAGATTTTCTTCATGTAATTCATCATATTTCTTAGTTAATTCTTTATTTTCATTCGTAAAAGAAGATAACTCAGAATTAGAAAATAATAATAAAACGATTAAAACAATAATTAGTATTTCCATATTTATTTGTTAAATTTATCTAGTTGATTTAATTTAATTAAAAAATGAGTATCTAAGTCTCTAATCAAATCAAGCATATTATCATATTCTTTAGACCATTGTTCTTCATTTTTAACCCCCCCAAATATATAATATTTTCTTTTAACAATATTTCTTTCTAATAATTTATAAAAATTATCTCTTAAACGATCAGCTTTAATTAATTGTTGAACTGTTTCACAAGAATCCATTACCTTTTCAATCCAATTCTTAATATCAACTGGGTGAGTACTTCTTTTATCCATTAAATAGTGCTATTAATTCATTAAACATTAATTTATATGAATGATTAGGTTTAAAACCTAAACTCTCAATAAAATTTGGATTTTCATCTCTATATTTTTTAAACATTTTTGATTGAGTCATTTTAGAATATTGTACATTAGCTATTCTATCACATAATTTTACAAATACTGCTCCTTGAGTAGCTCTGATTCCATCATAATATCTTTTGTTTGCTCTATCTTTTCTTGTTTTACCTTTTTCATTAGTTACAGCAAAAACAATTTCTGCTGCTGCCTCACCTAATTGTTCTTTAACATCATTAAATGAAGTTCTTGTATCTTCAATTAAATCATGACCCCAAGCAGCTCTCATACAAGCTTCACGCAATGTAATAATCTCAGATCTATCAAAATGGCCAATTTCTTCTTGTTTTTTACCAGTAGTATAATCTTTTTTATCATCTAAAAGAAATGAATATTTTTCTGCTGCATTCACAACCATTCTAAGATGAAATTCATAAGGTAAATACTCATCATAATAATGATTGGTATTTTTGTGTTGATTTATACAATATTTTTCTATTTTCATTTTTTAATATATTTTCTAATTAACTTAAATATCTCATTTATGTTAGTAAAATGGAATGGTAAATCTCTCCTTACTGGTAAAAATGCAATTGTGAATCCCCATTCTGCTTCGAATCTTTCAGTTACTCTTTTTCCATTTATTTTATAAATGTAAATCCAAGGATAATTGTGGATTAATTCCACATCAATCCCTAATTTTTTCATACGATTAACAAAGATTTCTAATTTTTCCATTATTTAAATATAAGAAAATTTTTTCTGTAATCCAAGTAAAATGTAAAAGGTGGTCTTTTGGACCACCTTGGGAAATCAATAAGAAGTGTTTGTATTAAGCTTCAACGCTTTGTTTAACACGTCTACGAGAAATTGAATACATAGCATTCGCAACTCTATCATTGATACTTCTTTTTCCAGATTTCATATTAGAAATATGAGATTCAGAATAACCAGTAGCTTTTGATAAACGAGTGTTATCTCCTTTTAAATCACGACTGTTGTAAAAAGATAAAATAGCAGTGCTATTCATTCTTCGCTTTAATTGTTTACTTTTCATTTTAATTTTCATTTTTTTATTTATAACTTATTTTAACACTATTAGTATATGAAAATTTTTATATGAAAGCAAATTTAAATTATAGGACCTTTAACTCTAATGGAAATTTTTGGATTTAGGGGGCTTTTATAAATAAACCAATAACATTCTTTTAGGTCTGAATGTGGGTGAATTAGGTTTGTTTTGAGTATTTTGGAAGCTTCTATTACTTCTTCAGAATTTTTCGAATATAGAGTAGCCTTATGTTTAACATCCATTGTTAATTCATCTAATTGTTTTTCTAAAAAACGAATATCAGCTAATGTTTGGTTTATCATATATCTAATTCTATAAATTTATTGTGAATTTTTTTAGGTATGGTTTCGTAATATGAATCTGGTTTGAATGTTGATGGACATAACCCCCACAACGATTCGTTTTTTGGTGAAAATGGGGCATTACCTGGTTTACTCCATTTACGAGTTTCTTTTATATAATTGTAGAAAAATACATAGCTGTTAGCTTTTTGAATGTATGATGGAATATCTATGGGTAAATTATATTTTTTAATGTTTTGAACTGCTCTTTTCTCACAATCCAATTCTAATAATTTCATATAATCCAATTGTTTAAAAATGTTTTTTACATTTTTTCCTTCCAACCAATCATCAATACCATTACATTTTGAAAGTTTTTTCCAAATATCTATTTGTTCCACCCATTGTTCCATATGAGAAAATTCATGAACTAAAATACTTAAGTATTGTGGGTTTTTTAAAGCACAAACAAGTCTACCTTGTTTTTTATTAATTTCTTCAAAATAACCTCCAACCTTAATTTCATCAGATAATTTAACTTTTTTAGTTCTCTGTAAGATGAGTTCTACATTATGTTCTTTACATTTTGCTTTGACTATCTTCAGGAATGCTTTTTCTTCATCCACCATGATATATAATTTTTAAACAAATGAACCACTTCTCCAAGCACCACTCATCCACATATATAAATAAAATGTACCTCCTACTGTTGCTGGTACTATTTCTCCATCTGTTCCTGTCCAAGATGGAGCGGCACTTGCCGTTGTTGGTAAAACAATAGAACCTGACATTCTAACTTTGAATGCATCTTTTCTAGCCCCATCTGCTGTACCATTTCCAACAATAAATAATGAAGTGTTATCTCCATGAGTATTAAATTTACCTATAGTATATTGATATGATCCTGAGGAAATAACTTGTTGGCCCTCGGCATGGGAATAAGAACCTACTGTTTTACTTAAATTCCCCCCAGCATATGAATAATTACCATTGGTTATTGTTTGTCTACCTATAGCAAGAGAAGCTATCCCAATAGCAATTGTTTCCGATCCTAAAGCACATGAATAATCTCCAATTGATATGCTAGATTGTCCCCCAGCATGAGAGTAAGAACCTGAAGCAATGGTATAAAATCCTCCAGCATGAGAATGGGCTCCAGAGGCTAGAGTATGATAACCTTCAGCATGTGAAGCATAACCTAAAGAAAGGGTTCCTTCTCCTTCAGCATGGGAAGATTCTCCACTTGATGTAGTATTATATCCTTCAGCATGAGAGAATTGACCTATTGTTTTGGTTTGTCGTCCCTCTGTATGAGAATTATTACCTTCTGCTTCTGTAAAATAACCTTCAGCATGTGAAGTAATACCTGAAGCAATTGTTGTGTGACCTTCAGCATGTGATCCAATACCCAATGCTTGAGTGAGCCCTCCTTCAGCATGTGAATTATCTCCCAATGCTATAGTATTATCTCCCTCGGCATGGGATCCTTCCCCTTTTGCTTGAGTATAAGTTCCCTCGGCATGTGAATAAAAACCTAAAGCAACAGTGTTAGAACCTTCAGCATGAGATTCACTACCTGAGGCTATAGTGTATCCACCTTCTGAATGGGAACCACCTCCTAAAGAAACAGTACCAATCCCTTCAGCATGGGATTCATCCCCAATAGCAATGGTACCACTACCCTCAGCATGGGAAAATGATCCAACTGTTTGGGTTGTATTTCCTTCTGTATGTGAATAACTACCTTTACTTATAGACTCAAATCCCTCAGCATGTGAATATGAACCTGAGGCAATTGTTGTGTTACCTTCAGCATGTGAACATGTCCCATATGTAGTTGTGTAATATCCTTCGGCATGGGAACTTCTTCCATATGTTAATGATCCTTCTCCTTCGGCATGGGAATAATCTGCTGATGCAGTTGAAAATGCTCCTTCGGCATGGGAACTTATTCCAAACGTATCTGTATGATATCCTTCTGCGTGGGATGAATCACCAAATGTGTTACAAAATTCACCTTCTACATGGGAGCCATCTCCCGTTGCAATATTAAAACTTCCTTCAGCATGGGAAAAATTTCCATATGTATAATTAGTTAAACCTTCACTATGAGAAGAAATACCTTCAGTTTGTGTTGATTGACCTTCAGCATGAGATGCAAAACCAATTGCAATTGTAAGATTACCCTCAGCATGTGAATATGAACCTGAAGCAATTGTTTCTCTTCCTTCAGCATGAGAATATTCACCAAGAGCTTGTGTTGATTGACCTTCAGCATGGGAAGCATCTCCAATTGTTGTTGTAGATTCTCCTTCAGCATGAGAAGCATATCCATTTGCATTGGTTCCATCTCCTTCTGTATGGGAATAATCCCCATTTGCTGTATTACTTGTTCCTTCAGAATGAGAAAAAGAACCTGAAGCTATTGTTGCTGAACCTTCAGCATGAGAATAATTACCAGTAGGGGTTGAATTTTGTCCAGATGATAGGGAACCTGTTAAAGCGATACTACCACTAACATTAATATCATATGCTACTGTTCCAGTTAAAGCATCAATACTTTGTGTTACGTGCCATGATTGGATTGTGTTTCCGGTTGTTATACCGGTTTTTGATAATGATAAAGCCATTTATAAATATTTTATTATAAATATTCAAATGGAGTGGAGGGAAATGTTTACTTAAATAAATCTTTTAAGTTTTCCTTTTTGATAAGATTTCTTAATTTGGATACATATGTTGTATCTTCTGCATAATTTTGTCCCAAATACTGGAAGTATTGTTCTTCATTAGTAATATTTGAAAGATATTTACATTGATGAAAAGAAAAATCATAAACTGATTCCATCCATGTTTCATAAAAAGCATGATTATTTTCAGTACCTAATGCTGTAGTAATTCGTTGTTTAGCTTCTCTCATACCAAATAGGTTATTTCCTTCTTTAAATACTTTACTGGTGAAATTACCAGTTTCGAGTTTAGATTGAGCTAATACTATATGTGGGAATTTAATATTAAGTTCTTTAATTTTAGAAATTAATTTTTCTTCACTAAATTTGTTGTGTTCTTTAATAATAATAAGTTTTTCTTCTTCACTTATTAATTTTAATTTATGTTCTTTAATATCATAAACCATTCCCAATCCTAATCCTAATAATAATCCTATTACTGGGAGTGTTAAGTAGTGATATAATGGAACTGGTTTTAGTGAAAGATTTTCACTATTCAAATAAAATAATTTAAATTTTTTCATAACCTTTATTTTAATTTATTTAAATATACATCTTAGGATTTTGTAATCCTAGTAAGTTATTCAGAAATAGTTATATTATTCTCAATACGATAAGCTAATTCTTTTCTATATAGTTGAGAAGAAGTACTATTATCTAAACCCAATGTTTTGTTATAATCAATACAAGCTTTTACCCATTCATCGCTCATTTGATTTAGAGGAACCCATGTTAAAGGTTGTTTACCATCTTTCCCTCTTCCACCTCTACAAACATTTTCTCTTAATATTTCAAAAGGATCATCTAAATATAAAGTAAGTTCTTCATAAGGTGCTTCTTCATTAATATTTCTTCTCAAATATTCTGTTCCTCCATCAACCATATATTCTAACCCATTTTTATCTAGGTGGGTTTTATAATCATGACGATGATAAGAAATTAAAATTGTACCATCTGGAGTACGAATTCTATTTAGTACTATTTGTCTATTCATTTTTTTAAAATCTTGATGCTATTTTTTGTAAAATTTCTTCTTCTTCACTAGTTAATCTTAATCTATTTGAAGCTATTTTTTTAATAATAGCATCAAATTCCCACTCAATTATATTTGAAGGTTGGTGTTGATAATAATCAATAAATGATTCTCCATAACCATTTTCAACTAGAATATCATACATTTCTTCTTTTTCTCTCTCACTCATTTCCTCAAAAAAATCATCAGGTGATAAATAAATATCATCAACTTCAGGTGTTATATATGCCATTTTTATTTATTTTTAAAAGTGGAGGATGTTTTAAATCCCCCACTTCATTATTATTATTTTGATTCGTAAACTGTGATTGTTTTTTCTTTAGGACGAACCTCAGTACAATCATCCCACCCATCAAAATCAGTTCCATTATATGAAGAATAATATCCATCAACACGAATATAAACATCATGATTTGGGAAATATTTTACTGAATACCAAGTGCTTCCTTGTCCTTCTCCACCATATTGTTCTACTTCTTCCCATTTAATTCCTACTTTTTCAAACCACTCATCTCTAGCTACTGAGTATTTTGTAGGTAAAGAATTATATTCTTTATACCATTTATCATAATGTTTTCCATATCCTGGGTTAGGATTATCTAAAAGCCATTTATCCAATTTATTTTGGGCATCTAAAGCTTTGGAAGAAAAATTTTCTGTATCATAAGGAATTTCTTCATATCCAAAATCATCAACTTGATCAAAATTTTGTTTTAAAATTTCAATAATTTGGTTAAAATCTAATTTTTCCATGTGTAATTATTAGTTAATTGGTTCGTAAATTGTGATTGTTTTTTCTTTTCCTTCAACGAATTTCATTTCGTGAATGGAGTTATTATCTCCATAACTATCAGTTCTGTAAGTTATTTGTAGAAATAAACTTTCAGGAAGTTGTGGATGTTTATAATATTCAAAAGTTTCATTATATTCTCCTTGATATCCATCATAATCTTCAGGAACTCCTTTATGACCATCTCCTTTAGTTACTAAATATTTTCTTCTTGTTGAGCTTGATAATAGTTCGTTAAGAACTTCTATACTAATTGATTGTTTTTTCATTTTTTATTTTATTATTTATTGTTTCTATGAAATTAATTTTTGGTGGTTTTTGTAATTCAATATAATTTTCTAAAATAAAAATTAAAGTAAATTTAGGAGCATGATTTATGATAAATTTCTTTAACATTTTAGAATAAGCAATTTTATAATTTAATTTTTTATATCTTTCGAAAGCCATTACCATCACTTCTTCTCTAACTAAATCCAATTTATCTTCATGAGATAAAGCTTTATATTTTTCAACATCTAATTCTACCTCACATCCATCTTTTAAAATTTTAGTGTAAATAGGAATTGGATTAATGATTAAATGTAAATCATCATGTTCAGCTACATCGTAATTTATAGCATTAGTGAAAAAATCATCTTTAGACATATTTAAATCACTACGTTTATTTTTTCCATGATATTCATTCCAATAATCATATAATTCCCAAAATAGTGGTTCTTCTATTTTATTTCCTTTTTTAAGAAGAAATTGTAAATCAAACATATGTTTATCCCAATTAATATTCCACATTAAGTGAGATGCCTTTAAAGTAGTTAAATCATTTGATGATAAAACTAATTTATCGGTATCTTTATATTTATTAAAAATTATTGGATTTTCCAAATATTCTATTGATTTTTCATTCTCTAAAATATTTGGTTTATAAACAATATAATCTGTATCTTTAGGTTCTCTGTTAAAATCTGGATACCAATGTTTTATTGCTTTGCTTCCTATAAGAATCATATAACTTTTATTAAATAAGAATAATTAAATGTAAAATCACCCCCAAAATTAATGGGGGTGATTGTAATGATGTTTTTTAGAATTTAGAATCTAAAAGAGTATTCAAGTAATCAATCGTGCTTTGAGTTGATTCAAGAGTTTCTTTAGCTGCTCTTAAATTTTCCTCAGCATCCAAGATATTTTTTACATATCTTTCTTGATCTGAGATCAATGTTGTTGGATGTGTAGCTTTTTCTAATGCTTCTTTAGCGTTTTCAACTTTTACTTCATTTGTAACAAGTTGTCCTTCTAAAGCACTTAACTGTCCTTTGATAGATGCTTTAGCCAAACGTTCATTTTTCAAAGCTAAAGTGGTATCACTATCACCTGTTAAAAATGCTACTGTTGCTTTAACGAATTTACTTAATCCTGTTGCTTTTGGTTCTTTGTTTTCCATAACTGTTTTTTTGATTTTTGTTTTTAATTATTAATTGTTCTTATTTTACTTTATTGATTTAAATATACACTAACTTATTTTGTAATCCTAATAAATTTATTAGACTTTTTGGTTTTTTCTTTCAGTATATAAGGAGACTGATGTTTTAATGTTTTTGGTAGAGGTAATGATTTTATTGGATCTACACTATAATTATAGTTATTATTATTTACACTTATAGTTATACAATCTTTGAAATTCAACCAATCTTCTCCACCACCAACAAAGTCACTAGCCTTTCCATCAATTTTTTCCTCAGGAAATAATCTAAATACTTCACTTAAATCAGTTAATTGTCTTACATTTTTTACTTGAGTAATAACAAATCCACCACCTCCCCCTAAATCTTTATAATTATCATGAGGAGTTGAAGCTTTAAATACTGTAATTAAAGTAGAAGTTTTTTCCTTAAATTTAATTATCCATCTATCACCAGTAATTGTTGAAATTAATTCATACCATTTTCCAACTTCCATTTGAGGTAAACTCTCTGTAGAGGTGTTGGGTTTGGTTCCACTTACTGGTTCAAATGTATGAGGATTGTAAGTAGTTTTACCAATAAAATCATAAATTGATTTTTGTTTTTTTATTCCTTGTTCATTATTGTCTATACACCAATTTACCTCATGATACCAACTTTGATTTTTAGTTCTGATGAATTTTTGCATTTTAAACATTTCAAAATTCATCTGCCAACCACAATGTGGAGTAAATTTCCCATATTTTTTGGTTAAAACTTCACATAATTGATCAAATTGTAGTTCTGAAATTGATTCATCGTATTTAATATAAAAATATTCTGATTCTTCTTTTGCTTTTAGGAGTTTATCAGGATGATTATATGGAAGATAATCCATTACCTCTACCAAATTAACCTCTTTATAATTATAAGTACCTATTGATCCTAGATTTATTCTACATTCATGATAAGATTCATTATAAATATATTCATCAAAACTATCCAAAAAAGAATCATCTATTTTTCCTTTAACATAATATTTTCCAGAAATAGTTCCTCCTACTCTATACCATTTGTTATTATCAAATTTTTGTTCCTTGGATTTTACTCCTAATAATTCATTTGAAAATTTTGTAGCTTCTTCTAACGTAGCAAACCATTTAATAAGACCTCCTTTATCATCTGCACTATTTCCAAACCAATTTTTATTGTTAAATTCTAACCCACCTCCACCACCACCATTTTTAGTGACTCTTGCTATACATCCTTTATTAAAACCTCCAATACAAAGTGCATTATCAAATAAACTCACTACATATGATCCTTTCTCAAAATATCCTGGTTTTGAATTATTATTTGAAGTAGATAAAAGAGTTGTTACATCATAAGGTTTACCTAATCTATCATATTCTACTTTTTCTGCTTCAGTAGCATATCTCCATTTTTTCAACCATTCCGAACCATTAAAAGTTAATATTCCATGACCATTACTTTTAGATCCTGCTAAATCCACCTCAGGATTCATACAATTAGAAGTAACTCTTTGTTTAAAACAATAATTTTCTTTACCACAGTTTCCTTTAAAATTATTAAGAAATTCTAAAGTAACTATATATTTTCCAGCATCTACTACTTCTGTTTGTATCATAACCTTTATTTTTTATTTTAATATATGTTTAGGATTTATAAAATCCTAATTTTTAATTTTCTTCTTTGTGAAGACATTCAAATATATCTAATGTAGTTTTTGTTGGAAGTTTTAATTTTTCATTATATAAAATCTTCTCTAACATTTCTTCTAATTCTTTTCTTCTAAGAGTTTCTTTTTTTAATTCTTTTTCTAAATCTGGATTCACATATTTAGCGATAAACAATTTAAATTTTAAGATCATGGTATAAATAAGTTAAATAGTTAATAAAACTAAAACACTTTCCTATACCCTACCATTTAATTTACTACCACACTGTGTTCTTGGATCTATATTATTTGGAAATTGTATTCCTTGAGAAGAATTGTTACTTATAATATTCGTCCCAAATAAATATATAGGACCATTATATTCTTTATATTTTTCACCAATAAGAATGCGTCTAGGTTTATTATAGGAACGAAATTCATTCGCTGTTACTCTTGTCCAGTTTCCAGGTTTATATTCAACCTCTAAACAATCCGATTCATTAAAATCAAATTTCAATGACACTTTTCCATATTCATATTTTCTAGGTCTACTCATAACTTAACATTTCCAGTTTTCTTCATAATCTTCTCTTAATGGCCAAATATTATTTTCCAAACTTATCCAATATCTTTCTAACCATGTTTCTTTTTTTACTCCTTCAATTAAATCTTTATCTTTTTGAGAGGTACTTGCTATTAGATATATTCCCTTATCAAGTGTTTCTTCTGCTTTTTCAAAATTCTTTTCTTCAATCAATTTTCTAGATTCTAACCACAACTTAGTAATGGGACCTTTCTCTTTCGACATAAATTTATTTTTATTTGTATATTAAATTGTTTTTTCTTGACTTAAAATAAAATAAACCATTCCCCATAAAATAATATGTAAAAATAATCTACTGTAATTTTTTTCTATAAAAATTTTCTTAAATTCACTAATAAACCATTCGATTATCCAATATATTAATATTGAATAAATAAGTACTGCCATAAATGAATGTAGTATCGAACCTAGTGTTTTGTGTTGATGATCTTTTTCCATAACCTTTATTTTTTTAATTTGTATAAATATACACTTAAAGATTTTGTAATCCTAATTTTTTGACTTAAATTCCCACTTAAATCCCCCAGAAGTTTTGAGTTTTCCATTACAACAACTACCAATACTCCCCCCAAATATTTTTTTAGCTTCACTAATACTAAACCATTCTTTTATAAAATTACCATTCAAATCTTTTTGGATTATAGGTTTACTGTTGGATAATTTTACACCTTCAATCACATTCTTTCTATTCATCATCATATTTAATACATGTTGGGGGGATTTTTTCTTACCTAAATGTGATTTACTCATCTTTTGTTTAGTCTTTTCATCTAATTTCCTTCCTCTCATTTTTTGAGATCTTTTTTCCATAGATTCGGGAGTATGTTTGGGTTTTCCTTTAGTTGCGAGACTAATTTTAAGTTTTGTTTCATCAGATTGAATTCTACCTAAATTATATTTATGTCCTTTATTTGCTTTACTTACAGCTTCTTTTGTTTTTAGGGAAGTTACTTTACCTTTAGTAGCTTTACTTATTTTTTCATTTCTTTCTTTAGAAAATTTTATACTACTAGGACCACCCCCACCATTATTTTTATTTTCAAGGATAAATCCCCAACTTTTGAATAATGAAATATAATGTTTTTCCCAAAATTTCCATTCATCATCAGTAATATTATCAATGATAAACACTTCACACGAATGAATTTTTTTATGTTTATTCAATCTACTTTTTGGATTTTTAGTTTTACCTATATAAAAAGGAATATTATTTTTTTCTAAAACATATATATAAATCATCTATTTTTTATTATAAATATATACCTAATTAATTTTCCATTAAAATCAAATTGGGGGAGGGAGGTTTTGTTTTTTTAATAAAGCACAATAACGAGTATATCCAACAAGTTTCCCATTTAATTCATTATAATACATTCTTTTGGTTTTGGGGATATCTGTACTAGTAGGATCAAATTCTTCAACTTCATAACCTTTAGGATAAATTTGTTCTACACATATTGGACCATTTGGATTTTTATCTAAATCATATGTCCATATAGAACGATGTCCCGAATGGTCTTTATATTCACGAGTAAATTTACGTGGTTGTTGATCTGGGTCAGTACTAGATATTGTAGGACGACCTCTTCGTTCAGTTTTTTCTTCCATAACCTTTATTTATAATAAAATTAATCTTTTCTTGCTCCTTTTAAGAAATCTTGTTTTCCTTTGATGAATTCTTCTTCTTTTTCACCTAATTTTGGGAAATCAATTTTAAATTTGTCAAACCAAACTGCTTTTGGATTAATTATAATTGGTGCATTTAATATTTCTTCACCATATTTTCTAACTAATTCGTTTCTAGCATTGTCTAGTTGACTTTGTGCTTGACTACTAGTTACATCAATAGCTGTTACTTCATCAGTTCCAGATGGGATATATAATTTTCCATCAAGAGCATGTTGTAAAGATAATGTTTTTAAAGTAATTGGTTTGAAAGTATTTTTTACAGATGGATCTGGAGCTTTAAACCCAACCTTATCTTGAAGATTCGAACTAATTTCGTCTTCAAATTGATTTTCTGTTAATACTAATTCAATTTCTTCTTTAACTATTTGACGTAATTTAGTAAGTTTCATTTGTTTAAAATTTTTAAAGCTGTATTTGTAAGATCTAAAATAAAATCAATCATTTCTGATTCTTCTTTGGGGGGAAGTTCTTTATTATTTAAATAATATTCTTCAATCCAAGGAAGTACAATATCATTATATATAGATATTAAGTTTTGTTTGTTTTTATCAGTAAGTTTATCTAATTTTCTTAATCTAACAATTAATGAATCTAAGTTTTTAATATATCCTTCAATTGTTTTATGATCTTCTAAAATCGGATTATATATCATATCCTTCTTTTTTCATAGATTGTTTAAGAATTTCTAATTTTCTTTTACCTTCTTTTAAAAGATTATCCATTTTTATCTTTCTCTCATCTTCTTTAATCACTTTATTAATTTCTTCTTTAACTATTTGACGTAATTGTGATTTTTTCATGGAGTATTATTATATATTATAAATATATTAAGAAGATTGTTTCTTTGGTCTTCCTCGTTTTCCATTGCTATTTTTACGTTTCTCAGCTATTTCAGCTTCTCTTGCTGCTTTCACCTCAGGATCAATAGGTTTACGTCCACGTTTTCCTCCAGTAGGTACATATTTAGGTAATGTTTTTCTTAAACTTGGATCAATTGAAGGTCTTCCTCGTTTACCATTACCTACTACTCTCACTACTTTATCCTTATCAATATTTTCCATTTTAGAAAAATATTTCATCAATCTTAATTGATAAGGATGTACTATAACTTGATCTAATTCATAATTATATGTACTTCCTTCAGGACCATATACTTCAAATCCTCCATTAGGAAATGATGGTTTATCACCAGGAGCATATTGTGCCTTTAAAATAAAATTAATATTTGGTTCTTCAAAATATACTGCTGGTAAGACTCTACAGCCTTTAGTAAATTGTTTAAATTTTTCATCCACATCTACAAAATGTTTGCGTGGTGGGAATACTGAGGTATCTTCTATGACTATCATAACTTTTATTTTTTCTTAAATATAAGAATGAAAGCTTGGTAATCCAAGCTTTTTAATTGATTTTTATTTTCCTTGACCTCTATATAATTTTCTGTAGTTTTTGCTAGTTTTTAATCCACTTGTGGTTTTTTTACTGTGAACTCCAGGACGAGATTTTTTAGGTTTAATAAAAAGAATTGATGTTTGAGCTTTTGCTTTTGCTGCCATTTTATGTATGAGTTTTTATTTATCATACATATTATAAGATTTATTTCTTATTATCAAGTAATTTAATAGCATCAGTTATTTTTCCACATTCTTCATACATTTCATTTTTTATAAAATATTCTAAATTATCTTTTAATGTATCAGCGAAATGTGTTTTTTCTACTTCTAAATCAAATATCTCTTCTTCTTCAACACAATTTATAGATAATAATGGTACTACTTTTTTACGTGTTTTTAGATTTTTCAAAATTGATTCTACAATAGCTGAAGAAATACTGAAATGTTTTTTGTCTAACAATTCTTGAAATTCTTGCTTTGTATTTACTTTAAATTCTTTGGGTTTCATAATTTTAGAATAATTTAAGAAAATCTATATTTATTTTTTTCTCCTTTAATTTTTGCATCTTCTCATCATTTTTTAACATTTGAGAAGCTAACTTATCTAAATGCTCAGCTTTTTGAGTTTCATAGTCTTTAACTATTTTATCATGTTTTTTATGCTTTGCCATTTATTTATAAATATCTTAAATTCTCGAAATATATTCAGAACCATCATCTGGTTTTGGAGGTTCATATAAACCTAATTTAGATAATTGTTCTTTTTGGTAATCATCCAATTGAAAATCAATTGCATCACTTGTACCTATAACTGGGAGATGTGTTTCTAATTGTTTAATATCTTGTTTATTAAATATATCACCATGAAATAGGAAATAATGATTATAACATAAAAAGCGAATATTTCCTAAATTATAATGATTTGAATTATTGTCTTTGAAATTTAATATAAGTGGGATTTTATAATCTGTTAATCTTCGTTCATTGAATCCACATATTTCACATTCTTCTTTTAATAAACCTTCTTCAATCATTTTTTTCTTGATTTCTTCAGGTTTGAAATGATTAGCAGATACACGACCTTCAACTACATCTAATATATTCCATTTACTTTTATTTTTAGCATGGTCTCCAGTTAAAAATTTAGGAATACCTTTCCCACATTGGTTTTTGTGAATTTCAAATAAGGATCTTCCACCTTCAAATTCATGATAATGTTTAGCCCATTTTTTATAATGAATATAAGAAACATTAAGAAATCTAGCTGCGGCACGATTTGATTTCGTGTTACGCATAGCCATTTCTATTTGTTCTTTTATTAAATCTTTTCTAGGCCTTCCATCTGATTTTTTCATAGTAATTATAATCCAATTATATCAGTTTCATCATCATCAATATCTATTTCTTCATCAATTAAAAATGGTAAATTTTCATCTTCTTCCTCTTCAATTTCCTCTTCCTCAACAAAATCATCAGGGTGAGTAATATCATCAGGTCTGTTACCTTTGGTTTTAAGCTCAATTTCCTGATATTTAATGAAATCTTCATGTTCTAAAATAATTGTTTCGTTGTATGTGTGGTCACCTTCTCCTTTGGTAACAGTAATTCCTGCTTTTTTTCCGGTTGTGGAGCAGGCTACACATTGGGTTGCTGTTGGTAAAATTTCTAATCTTTTTGGATGGATAGGTTGATTACATCCTGTACATATTTTTTCCATAACTTATTTATATATTGTTTCTTTTACTTTCTACATCAATTAAAAAATCCCATAGTTCTTTTGGGGTTGTTAATAATATTTCTTCTAAATCATCTTCATTTTCTATAGATTGTCTTATTAATGGATGAACTTTTCCATCAATATCAATTCTAGCAAAAATATACCATAGAATAAGTTCTGTTTTCCAATGACCATATTTGAGAAAAATTAAATCCTCAATTATCCTATAAAAATCTTCTTCATATTCTAAAATATTAAGTTTAAATAAATCATATACTTTATTAGATTTAACCCAACAACCAATAAGAGAATCAACAAAATCAATAAAAATTTCCTCTTCGGAAATTTCTTTTTCTTCAATTATTCTTCTTTTTAATTGTAATTTTTTTCCAAAATTATTAAGATTTTTGAATTCCATCTTCTTCTATGATTTTAAATAAATTTAAAAATACCCATTCTTTCATTTTCTTTCTCTCTGCAAAATACCAGAGAGCAGTATCTGAATTTAGAGATATAACTCTATCAATTATTTCTTTATTTGGGTCGTCTTTGAAGTGGTATGCGAAATATTTATACTCTTCTTTCATAAATTTTTTCTTTTTTTAAATATATTAATAAATATCTTAAATTCCTAGTTAAAGTAAGGATTTTAAATTATTTGTATTTATGGGATTATATTTCCAAATAAATCTCCCACAAGTTTTTTGTCTTCCTTTTAAACACGCTGTTAAAGTACCTAAATCTAGATTTAACTCAGTTGCAGCTTGTTTTTGTGAAGACCATTCTTTAACAAAATTATTTTTTAAATCAAATTGTATAATTGGAGTTTTTAGTCTACCTTTTTTCCCTTTCACAACCCAATAATTTTTTCTTCCTTTTAAAGATTTACTTACTTTTTCCCCATGGTTTTTAGGTTTTCTCATTTTATTTTTTTGTTCTTCACTATAAAATGAAGGACCTCCTCCTCCATATTTATTTATGTTTTGAACATCAAACCCTAAAAATTTAAAATATTGAATCCAAAAACCTTCTATAATTTTCCAATCTTTTTTATTTATTGATTGTATTTCATCAATATAATCATATGTTATATATTCTCCATATGTTTTTATATGTCTTGTTTTTCTACCTATTCTATTATTAGTTTTACCAATATAAACTTTATTTGGATCTCCGTAACAATTTGTTACTAGGTATATTCTAGTTATTCTTTTTTCTCCTATAATAATTTCTTGCTCTCTCATCTTGTTTTTCTTTATTTTCCCAGTAATATTTATTTGCCCTTAAACGTTTAGCTTTAGCTTTTTCTTCAGCAGTTTGATATTTTTTTAAACGTCCCATTTACTATAAATATTAAAAAGAATAAAGAGTGAATAAAGATTGAAAATATAAATTTAAATTAAATATAAAATATTATTTTTATCTCTTATACCATATTTCCCCCATTTATATTTAAAATATTCCCAACAATCTATTTCTGCTATTCTTGATTTTTCAACTTGATCTGGAGATTTAGCCGAGATAGAAACAAAATGATAGAAATGACAATTATATGTTCTTAACATTTTCATTCCTGAAAGATAGCATTTGTAAAAAAATTCTACATCAGCCACAAATCCACTTTGTGATGGATAATCCTCAGCAAATCCACCTATTCTCATATAATCTTTTTTAGCCATTAAAAATGGAAATGTTGAGCCAGTTTCATCGGCTTCGTCTTGATATATTTCATCTCCTTCAACTGTCCAAAAATATTCTAAATCAAATGTTTTGGGTTCGCGCCCTAAATCTCTAATTATAAATTGAGGAAACATACTTGGATATGGTTCTATTTGATTTGGAGATACAACTGAATTTGGTTGGTATGATTTTATTAATAATAAATCCCAATTTTGTGGAAATACATTATCATCATTTACTATTAAAATTAATTCATTCTTCGCATTAAAAACTCCTAAATTAGTAGCTCTACAAGTGCCGACGTTTTCTTCTAAATTTAAAATATCAATTGATTCTGCGTATTTCTCAAGGATTTCTTTATTGACATCATAAAAACCATCTACAACTACTATGATTTGGTTTTCTTGAGTTTGACCTCCAATAGCTGATTTTAAACATAAATCTAATGCTTCTGGTGTTTTATATGTTGGTATAATTACACTTATTTTTCCCATATTATTCCATTAATTTATAATATTCTCCAATTCTGAATTTACTTCCAATATTTATTGAACCATGGTCACTAGGAATATAATTTTTATATTTTATAACTCTAAAATCAATTGATATTCTAGTTTTTCCAGTTTCATTAATTTTATTTCCATGCATCAAATTACATCCATCCCATTTTATTATTTCTCCATATGTACAATTCATTGGATGGTAATCTCCTTTATCTTCTTCAGATTCAACCCAAATTGTATTTGTATCGAAAGCATCAGTTATGGGTAAATAAAAATTATCTTCTTTTACAGAAGCAGCCCATTCACCATTTCTATACCATTTATCTTTATGCCATTCTCCAACTGCTATATTTCCTGGGAAGGCTATTCTGAATGTTGGAATAGATTGATATACTATAGGTTCTTGTTTATATATTCTATGTACTATATTTTTAATGAATGAAGTATATAATTTATCAAAACTATCAGTACGAGCCCACTCATAATATAATTTATGATATTTGGTACTTTGGTCTTCTTCTCGTTTAAATACTTTTTGAAATTCATTTATTTTATCTAAATGATAAACATCAAATAAATTTCTCAATTCATTTTGAAAATTGAAAACTCCGGGATTAAATTTAAATCTTTCCATAATTATTTATCTATTCGTTTCCAATCAATAGTAGGAGCTAATAATCCTTCCATGCAATGAGTTGATAAACTTGGGATTGGTGTTAATACGAATCGTTGTTTTGTTTCAGTTAAATATAACCATTTATTATGATCTCCTTCCAATCCTGAATGTATATCGTAATCTTCTAAGAATGTTTTTTTATTAACAATATAAGAACCGCATGTGCTAGGAGTATTTCTCCAATGGTGAGTTTCAGTGGCTAATAATTGACAAAATAAATTTGGGTATACTTGTTCAAAATATTTATCGGGATGGTCATATAAACTTACATATCCTCCATCTAATTTATAAGTTTCATATAAGTTGGTAACTTTATTAATCCAATCTGGAGTATGTAAGTAATCGTTTTCTAAGAAATAAAATAAATCTCCATCTTCCATATCTGAAGATAATTCTTTAGCTATTTTATACATTTCTTGGGCAGCCTTCATCATGGAACCACCTTGGATTTGATGAATTGTTCCAAAATTTTGATAATTATTTATCCAATTATTTTCTAAACTACCTCTAGTATTATCATAAATTATATGAAGTTCCATTCCTGGGATTGTACTTAGGAAATTTATAAAACATTTTTCATAATTAAACCAATTTGGTCTGTTTTTAATTTCTTGTCCTTCAGGAGTATTAATATGACTATATAATATTTTTATTTTCATAAAATTTTCTTTTAAATTCTTTATCCACAAATTTTCTTCTAAAAAAATTCCAAATACGTTTACTTGAATTTCTTTTTGGAATTTGAGCATCTTGAGAAATTTGCACAAATTCATCTTTACATCCTATATCATGTAAAGGAGCCCTTCCATGTCTATGACATGTAGGACAAAATGAGATTGTTTTCCAAAAATGATCTTGTCTTCCTTTTCCTTGTTCTAAAGTTGTAGCTGTTAGTTTTCTTCTACTCATTACATCTTTGTTATTGGTTTATAGACATATGGAGATGGATATCCTCTTTCAATAAAATCATCTTCCATCATATCAGTATATCTGAAATGGCAACTCCATCGAATTGTATCATTTAGAATAGGACCTGATTCATGAACTAATTTAGTACTAAAAATAGCTATATCACCTACTTTCATTTCAGGTTGAATTGATTCTCCTTCATAATTTACTTTAGCAAACCCACCTTCAGTTGTAAATGGTAATACTCCTTCTTTATGAGAGCCAGGGTAAATAATTATACTTCCATTATCTTTATTAACATCAACTAAAGGTACCCAAACTACTAAACTATTTTGACTTGCCTCCATTGAAGGCCAATCTTGATGTTTAGGAGTCATATAATATTCTTTTGATTTAGCCAGTTCAGGGTGGTTAAAAAATAGGACTGGGCGGGTACACATATTTGGAGATTGTACTCCTAGTTTAGAAATAGTTTCAATTAAACTATCATTAATTGCTAATTTATATAAATCTATACATCCTGTTTGGATTAATTTTCCACAATTTTTAAATATTTCTTCATGTTCATTAAATAAACGAATAATATTTAAATGGAATAAATCTACATAATTATTACTTGTAGGGTATTTGAAATATTCAAATTGAGTTTCAAAAATAAATTTAGCATTATTCAAAACTCTTCTTATTATAGGTGATGGGAAAAAATTTCTTAAAATTATATAACCATCTTTTTCTAATTGTTCTTTCATTTTATTTCATTTCAATTGCATAACTAATTCCTGATTTGCCAAAATCACTATTGTAAAACATAATGTATTTATCAGCTTCTTCAATTACATAAGGATAAGCACACATTATTTCATCTCCTGAAGGAGATAATTCTAGGTGTTCACTTTTACCATCTAAATCACAAGAATAAATTTTATATGAGTTTTTGGGGTTTGTTCTATAATCTGTTTTATTACGTTTAGAATAATAAAATTTATTTATAATCTTATTAACAGCCACTACACCTCCTTCATTTTCCTTAAGTCCAATAACTGTTTTATTTAATGGTTTCCAATCAATTCCATCATTAGAAATTGCTTGTTTAATATCATAAATTGGTTCCATTTTTCCATTATCTTCTATCCATTCTCTACATGATAAATAATACATAATCCAAAGTTGATTTTCTTTTATAACACATGCTGTTCCAATATAGCCTGGTTCTAATATAGAACTTGTAAATATAGGTCCTTCTGAATATTTTTTCCAAGTTAAACCATTGTCTCTACTAATGGCTAAACCTAATGAATTATGATATGGAACATCATGTCTTCTGGACCAACCTATGTAGTAAAAGTATTTAATTCCATCTTCTAAAGTAATTATTTTTGTTGGCATTATTCCATAATGATCAAAAGAACCTGGTTTGCCTAAAGGAAGTATGATTTCTTTTGGATCAGTTATAAATTCTCTAAATCCGTTTTTTTGAATATCAATAAATTTAGGTTTACTTCTTCCTAATTTGTCTCTGGTAGAATAATAAATTCTATAAGTATGATGATCTAATGGATTTGTATCTACAACAGGAAGTTGTGCCCATTCTTTATTAAATAATATTCCTTTTTTAATCCAAGTCATAAGTTTATTTTTCAAACCAATAATCTCTTAAACCTGGTTCAAGATAATTACCTTTTTTAATTAATTTAAATATATAATTTTTTTCTAAGATATCCAAAATCTTTTGAAAATATTCACTTTCTTCATATAATTCAATTATAATAGATTTAGTATGTTTAAGTGATTCTTTTGCTCCTTCTAAAAAAGCATATTCACTACCATCAATATCTATTTTAATATAATCTGGATATGGGAGATTATGTTTTTTAATCAAATTATCTAAACTATCTACTATTACTGTTGTAATTATGTGATGTTGTTTTGTTGCGGGATGTCCACAAAAATCTTCTAGGTTTAAAGTTTTGTGATGACCTCCTATTTCAGGTTGTCCTATTCTTAATTCAATTTCTCTTTCCCTATCAGCAACTCCAGTATTAAAAATTTTAAATCTTTCATCATATCCAAAATTAAAAAAGAAATTTTCTGAAGCAGCATGGTAGTTTACTTTATCTACTTCAAAAGCATAAGCATTTAATCCTCTAGAATAAGCTAATATTGAATATGTTCCTACGCATGCTCCTAAGTCATAAAAATTACTTCCACTAGGTAGAGATTCAACATATTCTTTTACTAAATCATCTTTTTGTTTTAAAGTTTCGGGGCGGTGTTTTAATTCTATCATAATTATATTTTTATTTTATTTTTTTTGCTGGTGAACCATACCAAGTTTCATTATCAGGGATATTTTTAGTAATAAGACTTCCCATCCCTATTATACTGTTTTTTCCTATTGTTATAAAATCTCTTATAGTAGTATTAACTCCGATCCAAGCTCCTTCATTAATTAAACAATGTCCTGACATTACTATATGACTTGTAAAAAAAACATGATCTTTTATAATACCATGATGTCCAATATGATTACCAGACCAAAGAATGACATTATTTCCTATTTTTGTAAAAGGTTGTAATGTATTATCTTCTAAAATAAAACAATTTTCACCTATATATTCGGAAAAATTGGTACATTTTGAAGAAATATAAGTAATAAAATTATAACCTTTTTCTTTACCTTCATTATAAATTTTTTCTCTTAAATTATTTTTAGCAATAGGAGCAAATAATAGATAATCTTTTGGAGGGTAGGTTTTTTCTATATCTTCAAAAGGGATTACAGGTAATCCTTCAAAATAGGTTTCTTTAATAAATTCTCTATTTAAAGTAAACCCAATTATTTCATAATTATAATTATAATCTGTTGTTAAATAATAATAAGCTAATTGAGCTGTGTCTAAATTTCCAAATATAATTACTTTTTTCATATGTTTTCGTATCCTTTTTTTAAATCAATTCCTTTATATTCATTTTCATATGGTATGGTTCCAAATCCTAAAATATATTTTTCTTTTTGGGATAATTTATTATAAATTTCATCATTCAATCCCTTAGGAATATCAAACATTTGTTTAATCCACCAACGAGTAAATGTACTTACCAAAGCCCATCTAGTCCCACCAGATTTATTTTCAGTAGTACCATGTATTACTCTACTATCCCATATTATATAATCTCCTGCTTTTGTTTCAATTGGAATAGTTTTATCAATATCTTTTTGATCAGCATATTTTCCACTTTGATGACTTCCTGGAATCATAGTGGTGCAACCTGTTTCAATATTACTATCTTCCAACATAATAGCTACTTGCATTGCTATAGGTTCATCTCCAGTATAAGGAATAAATGAATCTATATGTAATGGTAAAGCATCTGTGCTTGATCTTGCCCCATAATGTCTTAAAATATAATTTGGGGAATGTTGGGGAATTTTTTTGTAAAATTTATCATTTAAAAAATATTTTAATATTTCTTCTATTTTAGGTTCATATCTTAAAAGAAATTCTAAATATAACATACCTCCTATATGATTTTGTAGATTATATATATTTGGAGAGGTTTTATTTAAATAAGGAGCATCTTGTGAAATTTTATCTTTGGTTTCTTCATATAATTTTTTAGTATGAAAAAGCAAAAATTCTACTTGATTAGGTTCTAATACTTGAGGAAGTATTGTATAACCTTTTTCTTTTATTTCTTGAATTTTTTTGTATGAGTTATCCATTAGTAATCTATATGAATTAATATATCTTTTCCTTCTAATTCAGGATGTTGGGAAATAATCCAATTATCTAATTCAAAATTATCATCGAATTTTTTCTGTTCTATTTTAGATGTTATATTATATTTAACATAAACATCTGGTGATACTTCATTTAAGGATAAATTATCTTCTCTTATTTCTTCCGGAATATCACAGTAACTTATTACTTTGCAATTTATTTCTTCTAACATTTTTATATAAGTGTATATTTTTTTAATTGTTCTTGTATATGTTCTTTTGGATACCTAAATAATAGATCAAGTATTGAAGAATATGGGTTATCAAACTCCACATCTCCCATTTTTATAAATGTAAGATCTATATTTTGGGAAGCAAAGTCTTCTTTAGTATAAAGTTTTTGTCCTCCAATAGCATTTATATAATGAGTTCCCCCATAATATTTTACAATATCTTGTAAACCTTCATTTTTCTTTTTACCTGTAATTCCAAATGAAGTATCAATAAGTTTTGTTTTTATATCTAAATATTCACAAATTTGTTGGATAATTATTCTATTGAAATTAGAAATAGTACAAGGATAATTATCATAAATAAAATATTGATTTAAACAATCATACCAAGGGATTAGAATTACTTCCATTATTTCAGTAAAATTAGTTTCTTTTTTATAAAGATATTCTAAAGTTTTATTAAAATTAGAAAACCATTTTCGGTCTAAAATAACTTCTACAGCATCACAAGTTTTATTTTGAGATCCTCCTTTACAAGGAATATTTATTCCTACATTATTTTTTAATGTATTTCTAGTCATATAACTTCCTTTCATAAATGAAACATGATCAAGATTTACATAAATATCAACCGCATCTATAAGTTGGAAATAACCTATATAAGGGAAGAAATATCCCTGCATAATTCCTATTGTTTTCATAAATTTTATTTTTAATATACTAACCTTTATTTAAATTCCCAAATAAAACCACCAGCTGTTTTTTGTTTTCCTAAAAGACATCCTGTTATGTCTCCTTTACCTAACCATTCTTTTGCTGATTTAGTAGAAGGCCATTCTTTAATAAAATTACCTTCTAGATCTTTTTGAATAATAGGTTTACTAAGTGCTTTAATTGTGGCTTCTATAACACCTAATCTATTTTTCATCATATTATTAATATGTTCTTTAGATTTGGATTTTCCAGTTAAAGCCTTACTAATTTTATCCCCAAATTCTTTAGGTTTTGGTATCCTTCGATTTTGTTTTTCTTCTTCACTTTGAATTCTTCCTCTCATAGAATTACCTATTTTAATATTTCTAGTTTTATCTTGTGAATTTCTTTCTCCAAATCCTTTAGGTTTAGGTTTTCCTTTTCGAATTTTACTCATGGTGGATTTAGTTTCTTTAGAATGAAAACTAGGTCCACTTCCTCCATTATTTAAATTTACCACTTCAAAACCCCATACTCTAAATTGTTCAATCCAAAATGATTCTAAAGGTTTCCAAATTTTTTGATCTAAAGAATCTATTTGATCTATATAATTATAAGTGATTTGAGAACCAAATGTACATCTATGAGCAGATTTTCTTGAAGATTTGGTTTTACCTATATAGACCTTATTTGGGTTATTATCTATATTAGTTACTAAGTAAATTTTTGTAGTTTGTATCATCTTATCAATTTATATTCGATAATACATATTATGATATCATTTTCCCTATATAGGAATTATAAATTCTCCCCTATCCATTTATCAAAATTAACTCTAGACAAATATATATCATTTGTACTTTCATCATGTCCAAAGGTAATAGCTTTTTTAACTAATTTTTCAACTTCTTCTCTATTAAATACATTTTTAGGTTGTTTGTAAACTTCAAACTTTGACAAGTCAGGATATGGTAATTCTTTATCAGGAACGTTAATTGGTTTTCCATCTTTATAAAATCCAGTCATTAATATTAAACCTCTAACTGATAATTCAGGATTTAGGTAAAAATTCCATCCAAGCATATCCAAATTATCTTCCATATAAGGTATTTCTCTACGTCCTGAAAATCTAGCACGTTTAAACCAAGCAGCAGCTTCTGCATTATCTGTTAGAATAGCTCCTGCTTTAGAACCCATTTTGAAATTTTTTAATCCTCCAGTCATTGATATACACATAAAACTTCCTGGAATGTACATATTATGAGTAAATCTTAAAGCTGAATCCCAAACATTAGATCCTTCTAATAGATATGGACCTTTTAATGTTTTTTCTGTTGGTGGATGAAAATCAATTTTAAACCCATTGCGAATAATTTCTGGTGGAACACCAGGATATGTTCGAGCTGGAATTTTTATTGTGTCTGTAGTAATTGTTTTTACTATATTTTTTTCATAATATAAACATAAAAATAATGCATTACAAGCATTATCTATTGTAACCACATAAGGAGCACCTGTGTATTCACTTAATGCTTCTTCAAATTCTTCTGTTATTGCGTAAACTCCTTTTGCCATATTATTTAAAAATTTCGTATAGTTTTATTTAATTAATTGTTGATTTAAAAACTCAATAAATAATTTTAAATCTGTTTGATTCATGAAAGTTCTAAGTTTAACATGACCAAAACTATTTTCAGTAGATATTATTTGATCTATATTAATTTCAATTTCATCATTAATATCTTTTTCTGAGAATGTTATTCCTTCATCACCTAGTCTATCTCCTAATCTAAAACATGTTCTATTAATATAACCACCTTGATTTCCAATTCTACCTTTATTTTTCATATTCGTGATTATTTAATTTAATCCAACCTTTTTTAGAAATAATATTGTGAGAATCATCTTCAAAGAAATTTATTACTTGTTTTAAAGCAAATTCATTCCACAATAATTCCAATATTTTATTCACAATTAGATTTTTTTAATTATTGTTAATCCATTATTATTAGTAAATCTTTCAACTAAAACCCATTGTGGATTAGCTTTAAGAAATTCTTCAATTGCTTTCCAAATACCAATTCCTTCTGCTTTCCATTCTTCTCCTAATTCTTCATAATTAGTCTCATCTGTGGTAGCATATGTTGTTGTATCGTGAAATATAATGTATTTATTTACTTTTGAAGCATGAATTGCTAATTCAGCTTTAAGTTGTTTATAAGAATGCCAAGTATCTAAAAATAATAAATCTGTTGGTTCAATATCAACTTCTAGTACATTTGCTTGAATAAATTTAAAATTTAAATTAAATTCTTCAGCAACATCATAAACCTCTTTTAAATTATTATAACCTCTTTTAATTATATTTTGGTTTTCTCCATTTCCTCCCACATCCCAAGTTGAAGGATCTCTCATATCATAAGATGTGAGTTGTTTTGGAGCACATCCTAAAAATGCCCATGTTGAGGTAATCCATCTAACTCCCATTTCAGTAATAGTTTCACATTCGGAACCATACTTTATTAGAGTTGGTATATGTTCATTTATATCACTAGGATATTCATAAAGAAAATTTACAATTTTTTCTAACTTATTCATTTAAAGTAAATATATTAATTTTTTAATGTCTTCCCAAATTTAATTATTTCTTCTGAAAAATTTTCATTGGCTATTTTTTTAAACTCTTCCTGTTTATTAATAACTGATAAGTATTCTTTGTAAGGATTAAATCTGAATAAATGATCTTCGATTATAACAACATCATTTAAAATAAATTGATCTACTCTAATACCATATTGTTTCATTAAAATTGAACAATACATTATAAATGTATCTTCTAATCCGTAATGACCTAATGATTCAGGAATACCTATTTTTCTAAGTAAAGGGGTACTAATTAATGTAGCCCATCCACCTCCAAATTTAAATTCACTTATTTGACTAATAGAAACATTTGGAAATGATTTTAAAACTCTTATATAAGGATCTCTTTTTTGGAAATGGATTCCATCATCTTTGAAATTATCATTAACTAAAACATCCCAACTATTATCCCACATTGGAGTAATTTGAGGAGTTACAATATAATATTCTTGAGTTTCTTTTAAAATTTTACTAGCAGATACTAAATACGATATTAAATCAGATTCAAAAAATATATCTGTGTCTAAAAACAGTAATGCATCTGCTTTTGTATCTTTTAATGCTTTTCTTCTGTGAGAAACACAACCTTGAATATTTCCATCTTCATTAACTTCAAATTTAGTTTCAGCCCATGTTTTAGTTAATTGTTCTAATTGATTGAATTTATTTATAAAGAAAGATTTAGGAATTTGAGATTTTTCCCATTCTACTAAGTTGAGATTTAATAAAACATCAACTAATATTTTATCTTCTTCTCCCAATTGAGTAGAATTGTATTTTAATCTAATTAGAGTTTGTTCTAATTGATCTATTTCATGAGGCAAAACATGTATAACTATTTGAATCATAACCCATTTAATTTAAATATTTCTTCTAATTTATTTATAATACTTTGTTCATAACTAACATATTGAAGTGCTGTTTGATAATTTTCTTCTATAACATTATGTAATATATCATATTCTGTTTTAATAATACAGCAATTTGAAAGGTGAATTAAATCATCTATATTACTAAATTTAAGTATACCTCTATAATTAAAATAATCATCAATATTTGAACATCCCCAATATACTGGGATTGTTTTCATTAGGAAACAATCTATTAATTTTTCACTAAAATATCCTCTATGGGAAAAATTTTCAATAACTATTCCAAACATTGAATTACCAAATACTATTTCTTTACCAATACGAGCATCATCTTCATTGTGTCTATCTCCTATTGTGTAATGAAAATTGGTAGGACATTTGAATTCATCTTTTCTTGATAAAATTTCATGACGCATTGAATGACCATAACTTTTATTTAAAACACCACATAAATGAGATAGTTCAAATTTTTTATTATGTTCTTTTTCATATTGTTCTGGTTTAAACCAGGTTTGACCAAATGGGAAAAATGTAGAATGATCGTAAGTATTTAATATTTTATCATCCCAAGTTAATATAACTTGAAATAAATCTTTATTCTTTATAGTCCAATCATGTAAACCAAAATATTCATTTGGTTCAGCTAGAACCATTATGTTAATTGAAGATAAATCTTCTTGGGAAGAAGGTGGTTGGTCGATAAATAAAGAAAAATCTACATGTTTTAAATGTGATAATTTTTCTTCAAATGTTTTCGGGTTAAAAAATTTAGTAAATATTTTCATTATACCTCCTCAATAAAATAAGCCCAACATCCTTCAGTTTCATAAATTGTTTTATCTTTAAAAAACTCATTAACTGCTTTTTGAACATCAGCACACCAAGTATAATCATGACCTGCTATTACTCCTCCTTTTTTAACTTTAGGAAACCAAGCATTGATATCTTTTTTTACTGATTCATAATCATGAGCTGCATCAATAAACACAAAATCTAATGAATTATCTTCATAAAATGCTGCTCCATCCCATGATAAGGCTTTGAGTGGAGTAATTTTATCCTTTACAGGTTCTATATTTTTAAGAAATGTTTCGTATAATCCTTCACACATTTCCTTACTAATTTCTGTTTGTGAATCTACATAATCCCAAGTATCAATACAATCAAATTTAATATTTTTTCCTGAATTAATGATTTCAACTGCCATATAAGCTGCACTCATACCTTTCCAAGTACCAACTTCTACGAAGTGTGAATCAGTTGGAAATTTATTTACCATATATGTGTAAAGTTCTGGGTAAGTGAACCAATTTTCTCCCAATGTTTTGTAAAAATGTTCCATTGTCCATTGTTTTATTTTGTTGCTAATATATTTAAACTCATTAATATTCCATTTTCCTTATCCATATGTGGTAAGTAGGCTTTACTAAAATCATCTACGGTATATTCTTCTTGATCCCAATATTCAAATTTTGTAAAACCTATTATTTTTAATTCGGGGATTAATGATTTGTTATCAAAAGTTATAAAATGATAATTTTCATCATAATCTTGTCCTCCATAAAGTAATCCAATTAATGGTTTTAAATCGGAAGTTTTTTGATAATATTCACATATTGAATTAAAATTGGGGATTGCTAAACGTAATTGTCCTCCTGGTTTTAGGATTTCAAACCAACGTTTAAGTACATCTTTATATTCCCATCTTCCAAAATGTTCTAGAACATGACAAGCATAAATTTCATCAACTGAATTTTCTTTGTAATTTCGTAAAAAACGAATGTTATTTACTTCATCTACACCTGGAAGATATCTAATATCTATATTAGTGTATCCTTCTAGATGTTTTGTTCCACAACCTAAGTGTAATTTTGTCATAACGTATTATAATAATTATTTTGTTTTTCTTGTCTTTCGATTGATTTAAAATGATATAAAGCATATTCTTCCAATTCTGGGAGATTAGCGTATGTTTTATAACCATCTAAAATTTCATGTAATTTATTTTTCCATCTGATTTCAGGAATATTTTTATGTATTCTCCATTGATGGTCAGGCCATTGAACCCAGCCTTTTTCATTTTGTTTCCACTGCCATGCTTGTAGATGTTGTGGAGTAATACCATTTACAATGTTAACTCTAGGAACCAAAATTATATCTGATTCGTTAGTTTCTAAAATTGTATGTAAATTTTCTATTAAAAATTCATTTGGAATTTCATCTGCATCAATTTGGAATATATAATCACCTGAACATAAATTTATTAATTTATTTTTCCATTCAGCAAAATGATTAGTGAAATTGGCAGGATGAAGTTTGATTTGATCTCCTAATGATTCTAAGTATTTCCATACTTCATTAGGACCTTTATCATCAAATAAAACTACAATTTCATCTTCATCTCTTTTATATTTAAAAAGAAATGGGAGTAAATATTGAATTTCATTTAATTCATTAAAGCAAGTGATTGCATAACTAATTTTCATATTTTAAATATAAGAAGTCTTTTTATAATATCAAAGTTTAATTTTTAAATTTCCACTTATAACCCCCAGAAGTTTTTTGATGTTTAGTTAAACATCCCGATAATGTTGATTGGGATACTTTTATAAAATTAGCAGCTTCACTAACAGAGGAGAATTCTTTTATTACTTTTTCACTATATTTATCTAACATAAGTACAGATTTTTTACATTTTTCACTCCAATCCGATTGACTAAAACGACTATGTTTTTTAGAATACTCTAGTTGTTCCTTGGTATATTGTTTCCTCCCTGATTTGGGTTTTTTCTTTCCTTTATTTCCTTTTCCCCTTTTATAATTTATATTATTTTTTTCATTTTTGGTTTTATTATCCCATTTTTTTCTTATTTTATCCTTAGATATTTCAGAATGAAAATTCAATCCACCACCACCATTGTTTTTATTATCTAGTTTAAAACCCCAAGATCTAAATAAACTTATATAATGTTTTTCCCAAAATTTCCAATTAATTTCTTCAATTTTATCTATCTCTTCCATTAATATATCTTCTCCAAATCTTAATTTATGAGAATATATTCTTTTACTAAAAGGAGTTTTTGTTTTACCTACATAAAGAGGAATATTGTCTCCTTTATGGATAAAGTATATACTAACTTTTCTTTCTATAATAGCGTTGTCGTGCTTTTTCATCTTCTTGTTCTTTATTTTTCCAATAATATTTTTTGGAAGCGTTTGCCCTAGCTTTTTGTTTTTCATCAGGCGTTTGATATTTTTTAATTCTTCCCATCGATTATAAATATTGGTAAATTTGTAAAGATCACAAAAGAAATCACAATATTTTAAAGGATATTTATATATTCCAAGGCATCCATAAATTCTTTCATCTCAAAAGCTTTCATAGTAGTCATATCCATTCTCCATTCATAGAATTCTCCTGGTTTTCCTTTAATTGGGTATTTTTCTTTTTCTGTTTCTTCAACTTTAACAGCTTTCACTGATGCCCATTTAGCATTTTCAACAGAAGTTCCATTATAAAATACCATTCCGTTTTGTGGATTATTAATAGTAGTAGGCATCCAAATTAATCCTTCATTATCTTTAATCATTACATCTTTATATAATTCAGGAAGAGTTTCTAATTGTTGTTTATAAAATTCTTCTCCTTCTTTCATTAAAGAGTTTGTAGTAAATCCACAACCAAAACATGAATATGTTTTAACTTCTGGGGAGTTTTCTATCATGTAACATGCATCTGAACCACAATGGTTGCATATAACTAAGTTGTCTTCTATTTTATTCATTGGTTTTTATTTTTATTTTAGTTTTAGTTCCATCAGGATGAGAATAAATTGCATATTTAGGAATTAATTTATATTCTAATCCTTGTAAAATTTTGGTGTATTTTTTACCCAATCCTGGTTTTATATATCCTATAGTTAGATGTGGGTGATATTTTGGATAATCACTAGTAAATGGAAATTTTTTAAGAGATTCATTTGTTTCTGTTAAATTTTTTCCTTCCACATCAAATTTTAAAACATCATATTTTTCATTTTCAAATAATGAAGCATTTTTTATTGTACAAGGGAAATAAGTGTACTTATTTAAAGTTTTTTCTACATCATCATTTGATACTTCTTTGTGTAACCCATACAAAAGAGTAGTGTGGGGTTCATCTTCCAAACCAAATGTTTTATCTTTATCTTCCTCATATATATCATCTTTGTTAATAATATTATGAATTTTATTGATTTGGGGAAAATCAAAATATAACATTACACACCCATATTTATATGAACTAGTACTATTTTCAAATAGTAAATCTAAAAGTTTAATCATTTTTTATAATTATTTCATTGGTACTGGAGTGAATCCTAAAAATTCACATTTAATATTTCCTCCACGAACTGTTGCTCTATCTAATTGACAATTATTAACAGAATTTGATGAACATCCTTCAAATTGAAAACATACTGGATGTGGTGGTGTTAATGTATCTATACATACATCACAATGATATGGATACACACCAATTATATTACAATTTGTATTTAATGGCCAATTATTTTTTGCTGGGTTTTTGAATACATTCCCGCCAGCAATCCAATTAACTGTATCTGAAACTGTTAATTGTAGAAATGAATTTAAACCATCTAAACACGATAAATCAGTTGATTCATTACCTGTACTTGGTGTGTTGACTGTAAATTCAAAGATATTTACTCCATATTCCCAACCATGTGATATAGCAGCATCACAAGCATAATTATCTGCTCCAAAACTAACTACAGCACCATAAAGTGTAGCTGTATCGCCTAAATGGTATTCTATATTTTTATATGCCCAAAATACTCCTTTACATGTAACGGGACTACCATCTGGGTTTTTACTGTTAGGATTGAAATTTGTTGAATCCATTCCAAATTTTCCAATAATACTTTCAGTAGATTGAAGTGTAACAAATACTTGAACACTGTCTAATTTAGATGAATTTCTAATGATTACATCTGTATATTGTGATGTTGATGTTGGATTAGTAGTATTTTGACATGAGAATAAAACACTAAGAGAAATTAATGTGAATAAAGTAAATATAAGTTTTTTCATTTTTTTGTTGTTTTTTTGATTTTTATTTTTCTAGTTTTTGTAATTTAGGCAATTCGATTTTTTTAAGTTGTGGTAATTTCAATTGAATTTGTTTTGGAAATTCAGGAATACGTTTTAAATACTCAGCCATTTTTTCATTCATTTTTTCAAATGAGAAATTTTGTTTTGAATGATATGCTTGACGTTTTCCTCCATCAACATAATCTTCATAATTTTCAAATATATCTTTTAAATAATATCCTACCCTACCTAAATCGGGAGAAAACCATTGAGATTCTTTCATTAAAAATTGATTAGCAGCACTTGGATGAACATTTGTTAATGTACCTGAAATTAGTGTTGTAAATCCAGTATTTAAGAAATCTAAATGTCCACTCCAATTAGTTGTTAGAATTGGTTTTTTACTTTGAGTAAATTCAAGTAATGGGCGTCCAAATCCTTCTCCTTTAGTAAGAGATACCATTAATTTTACTTTTGGATGATTGTATATTTCATTCATTTCTTCATCTGTAAATTCACCATGCAATAAATAAATATTAGGTAAATCTGGTGAATTAACTGTGTCTCTAATTTGTTGGATACGTTTTAAGATTTCATCTCTATCCATATAAGATGGACCAACAATTGATGTTTTTAAAATTAATGCAGGTTTTGTTTTTTTATTTTTAAATGTTTCAAGAAATGCTTTAATTAATAAACCTACATTTTTTCTATCTTCTCCTAGATCTCCTGGAAGCCAATGTCCTACAAACAAATAACAAATACTTTCAGGAATTGATTTTAAATTTCCTATTTCTTTATTTTTTGGAATTTCTCCTAAATGTTTATAAATATTAGTATCAATACCTTCAAAAATAACTTCAATGGGAGTTTTTACTTCAACTATACCTTCTACTTGTTTTGTTTGATCATTTACTCTTTGAAACTTAGAATCTAAAAATGCTTTTTTAGAATGTTCAGATGAAACAAGTACTAAATCCATTTTATTTACTCCTTCAATCCAATCACCTGGTACTAAAGTTGTTTCTAAACCTGCTGTAATACCAATATTGTATTTACCTACTTTTTGAAATTCATTTGGTACAGTTATCCAAACAAAAATATCTGGTTGAGTGGTTAATTGTCCATTAATTATATATGATTCAAGAAATTTCCATTCAGGATTTTCTTCAATAAATCCTGTAGGTGTATTCCCCCAATTACAAGGAATGATTTTAATATCCCATTCTTCTTTTTTAAGTTGAATTATTGATTTAACTGTATCACGAGCTCTAGCTCCATAACCTGATAAGGTATCTATTGGTGCGTAAATAACGCAAGTATTTTTACTCATAAATTAATTATTTTTAGATTGTTTTTTAGGACGTGTTCCTTGTCTTCTTGATGCTAAATATTTTTTATAGCTAGCTTGAAAGCTAGGTAATGCTTGTATTAAACAACTGATTTTTTGTTGGGTTGATGATTTGCTCATTTTTAGTATAATAATTTATGGTTTAAAACTCTTTTTTCAACATTCTTTGTATTTAATAATTCGAATTTTTCTCTGGGTTTCCAAGTTTTAAATAAATTATCTAAATTTTCTATAATTCTTTTACCCATTTTTTCTCCTGTAAATCCTGCTTCATCACTTAAAGCCCATTCACGACCTGCTAATCCTCTTTTTTTACATCCTTCTTTACCTAATTCATAAGCAAATTTGATTTGTTCAGCAGCATCTTCTGCTTTACATCTATCATCCCAAATATAAGGTGTGACTGGAGAACCTTGTATTGATCTATTACTTGGATAAACTGGTAATGCCCACTCTCCATGTTCTTTAGTAGTACCATTATGGTTTGAAGGAAAATCTTTATCAAAATCAATCCATTTATTATCCTTAACAAAACGCATTTGATCTTGCATTCCACCAGTTACATTTGCTATAATTGGATTTCCTGCTAAAATCGCTTCTGTTAAACTTAATCCCCATCCTTCATTACTTGTTAATAATATTTGTACGTTAGTCATATTATACAAATAATTCATTTGTTGTGGTGGTAATGGTTTTTCTGAGAATATGATGTTGTATTTTTCATTATTGTCAAATAAAAAATCACATACTGCTTTTAAATCTGTTCCATTATCATCTATGACTTGGGTGTGAAGTAAAAAGGCACATTTTTTAGCTTTTTCTTCAGGTAATTGATCTATGAAATATTTATATGCTAAAAGAGTATCTGGAATTTGTTTTCTACGAATATTTCTTGAGTTAAAGAATAAAACAAAATCATATTCTTTTCCTTTAAACATTTGACTTTTAAATGCTTTAAACTCAGGATCGTTTTGATCAATAGGTTTAAATATATCATGATTTAATCCGTGAGGAACATATTCAATAAGTTTGTTTTTTGCTTTATCACCTAATACTAATTTATTAATATTAACTGTTTGTTTAGAAATTCCTAATAAAGCATCACAAGCCTCATAATATGGTCTATTATACATTGGTGCTGGGTAGTCATCCCAAATGTTAAGATATACAATAGGAATTTTTCTACGAATCTCATTTTCGATTTGAAATAACCACATAAAATATCTTGGGTCAGTAATCAAAAATATTGCATCTGGTTTTTCCAAACGAATCAAATTTCTTATAATATTTGGATCACCATACCCATCAGTTGGGTAAATTTGGATTGAAGAATCTTTCAATCCAGTAGTTGTATTAGTATCTTGAGATAAATCTAATTTTTTTCCTTTATCTGGATGATTTATAGCTCCAGCAATTTGTACCCAATTAAAATGTTGAGCAGTGTTAAGTACCATTTCTCGAGCAACTGTAGCTACTCCTGAATGTACTCTTATATCGTCACAAATTAATAGGATTTTTTTCCTCTCATTTGGAGGAAGATAAGCAAAACTTGAATTCATAAAAACTAATTTTTGGTTGGGTTATTCGTTAATTTTAGGATTAATGTAATTAGAAACTTGTTTTCTAAAATTTTCATCTGTAAGGTATAAATCCATTGTTCGATTCACAAGCTTATTTAAACTAAATTTCCTTTTTACGCATTCTATCTTAAAAGTATTAAATAGCTCTTTATCTACTTTTACAGATGTTAATTGGGTTTGATTTTCCATGACTTTATTTTGTATATAAATATATAATATTAGTGAAGGATAGCCTTATCACATAATTCTTTTTTGGTTTTATATGGACAATATTTACAAGTGGATTTGGATGGGGTAGGGAGGTGATCTGCGGCATTATAAGTCCCATCTATGGTGAATATTTCTTCAATAAATTTATTTAACGCAGTTCTAGCCTTTTTTAATTTGGTTTTTCCATTTGATGGGGAGAATTGTTGTACTCGTTTTTGAGGAAATTCACATTCTTCCCAAATTTTTCTTTTAACTATAAAAAATTCAACATCTATATTTTCTTCAGGTACTCCAAATTGTTCACTAAAAAATTGTTTATAAAGTAAAATTTGAAATTGTTTTATTTCATCTTTTTTTTCTTTATCTGTCCATCCTCTAGTACTAGTTTTTATATCATATATAACAAATTTTTCTGTAGCTTCATGGTATAAAACTAAATCTATAAATCCACTATATAAAATATTATTATATCGTTTATCTGGGGAAAGAACTATAGGGATTTCAATCCCTACTAAATGCCAATCTCTTATGCTAAAATATTCTCCTCTTTTCTTTTTTATAAATTCTAAAATAGCTATTCCATCATCAAAAAATTCTCTCATTTCTTCAGAATTACTAAAGTGGATATTTTTATTATCTTTATATCCTTTAGAATAGTTTTCTTTAAATCTTTCTTCAAAATGATCTTCTAGATCTATTTCATCAGCTTTAACACCACTTTCAGTATATAATACATGAAGATAATTTTGTAATGTTTCATGAATTGAAGTACCAAAAGTCATATTAATAGATTGATTGTATATTTTATGACCATCTCTATATTGTAATGCCCATTTTTTAGGACATGATAAATACATTGATAATTGGGAATAAGAAATACTTTTTTGAAAAGCATAATTTATTTCCTGTGGAACAAAATCACGAATTTGTTTTACTATAGAAGGGGTTTGTTTAGTTTTAGACATTATTTGTTGCTTTTTTGTCTATTTTCTTTTATTGATAATGGTTGAGTATTTAAGTAATGGAATGCTTTTAATATTTCTTCTTCTTTAGTTAAATCAAAATTTGAAATTGCTTTTATATGATCTATTTCCCAATATATTCCATAATTTTCCCAAGTCATCTCGGGTTGGAATAATTTTTCCAAATATTGTTTATATTCATTTATTGAACACCCAAGATATTTTTTATATGTACCAGATTTAGGAATAGAATCTACTAAAGCTTGTCTTATATAATGTCCAATGTTTTCTCTAAGTCGATAAGTGGGAGAGTTTTTACGATATTTTTTCATGTATTCTCGTTGTCTAACTCTTAGTTTTTCTTTATTTTTTTCTCTCCATTTATCAATTGTTTCATTATATTTTTCTTTATTTTTAGCTAAACGTTCTCTATTCTTTTTATATTGTTCCGTTTTATTATCTTGATAATATTCAGATTGATATTCTTTTCTATCTTGTTTATTATTTTGATAATATTTTTTAGCTAATTCCTTACCTTTACGTTCATAATACTCTTTTTGCTTTTCTTTAGTCCAATATTTGTTTGCCATAATTTATGTTTTATTATAAATATTGCTAAAAAACATTTTTATTATTTTTTCCAAAGATCTTTTGAAACAAGTTGAGCGATGATGTTATAATTAACTAAATCCATATATGAATCGGTTGTTGGTTCATTTTCTACTTGATTTTTTTTATTAAACAATACTAGATTTTTTAATCTATTCATTTTATCATTACAACGAATCCAAATTGCTGTTAATGATAATTTTTTATCTTCAGGACTTTCTAATCTAGTACCCATTGATATATTATCAACTCCATAATCTAGCATCTTTTGTGCAAATAAAGCATATTGCTCTTTAATGATTTGTTTATATCCAGCCGCTATGGTTGGGTATTCTTTTTCTAATTGTTCGATAACAGATATTTCTTCTTTAGCCATTTTTTGTTATTTTTTTAATTTCTTTTTCATCAATCCCTTGTTTAGTTAAAATATCCTGAATGAATTCTTTATCTGTTAATGTTATATATTCTTCTGCTTCAGAAGTTGAACATTCAAAATAATTAGAAATATGTTTAGATAATTCAGGATTTATAGGGGATTTTTTATTTGATTTTATAAACGGTGAATAAGTATTTTTTGATTGAGGAATAACTTCACAATATATATTATATAATTTTTCACTATCTTTAATGTTAAAACCTTGAACATAATTTACAACTTCAATATATTTAGAATTCATGCTTAAAAATTTATTAATCATGTATCCATTAAATATTTTTTGTTGTTCAAGAGTAAAAGTATCCCATGATGGTTTAATATCAATAATAGCTTTTAAAAAATCAAATATAGAAAACGGTTTAGACTGTTTTGTTGTACTCTTCATATTCTGCTCTCAATTCTTTAGGAAGCATTTCTAATAATATTTTATTTGTTTTTATATCAACAAATACTGGGATAGGTACGACAGCATCTTCACTAGTACCAGTTAGAAATTTACTGATTTTTCTTAGTATTGTTGCTTCTTGAAAGACTTGTCCTCCATCTTCTGATTTGATTGGTGTAGATTGAGTAATATCTACTTGTAGTTGTGGTTGTTTGTTCATTTTATATAACTTTTTTATTGTTTATTATTTCTACTATTTTACTTATGCAAGCCATAAAATTTATTTCTTTATCTAGTCTAAATGTAGCATGATAAAGATATTCTTCAATTGTTACAATAATATACCCATCATTTCCTTTAGAATATTCTTTTAAATTGTCATATAAAAATCTATATAAATCTTCATAATCATTTAATTCAGCATTAGCTATTATTTGTCTAATATTATTAAATGTTTTAAATGATGGAGTTTTTAATTCAGTTAATATATTTAATGAATAATCATCTATATTATTTATTGAATTATCAAGTTTTAAAACATTATCAACAGTATATTTTTGACAATTATTTATAATCTTACGAAAATCAGGATAGAATTTTTTTACAATTGTTACTATATCTTCGGAGGAATGTTCAATATTTTCTTTATTTAAAATATCGTCAATATGTTTTGCTACAACGGGTTTGGATGGAGGAGATAAATCAAATTCTTGACATCTGCTTCTTAATGGTTCAATTAGTCTTTCTGGGAAGTTACCTGTTAATATGAATCTTGTAGTTAAACTATAAGTTTCCATCATATTTAATAATATAACTTGAGATGCTTGTAAGATATGAGTTGCTTCATCTAATATTACTATTTTGAGGGGCTTAAAAGATCCAGCAGAAGCAAATGCTCCTACTTTATCTCTCATAACATCAATTGAACGTTCATCTGTAGCATTGATATATAAATAATCACAATCAATATTTTTAATTAAAATTTTAGCAATAGTAGTTTTACCTGCACCAGGTTTACCTGCGAATAAAAGATGAGGGATATCTTGTTTATCAATAAATTCTTGGAATTTTAATTTAATTTCATCTTTACAAATATATCCTTCTAAAGTATCAGGACGATAACGTTCATTTAATATTGTGTGTAACCTTTTTGACATAACTTGTATTTAAATATTAACAATTTTCTTGTTAAATTTTCCACTTTTTAAATTTAATTGTTCATTAATATGAATGAGAATATCTTTTAGGGAAATATTAAGTAATCCTTCATCGTTTTCTAATTCAATGTAAAATCCATTTGATTCAGGGACAAAATTAATATTAGTAATTTCGTATTGGGTTTCATCTATTTGAATGAATTTCCCTAAAAGATCTATTGCTCCTCTCATTTATTTTATAATTAATACATTCCAGGCATTCCACCCATTTCAGGTTCTTTTTTATCGTTGTTTATTTCAACGATTGCAGCTTCTGTTAATAATACTGTACCAGCAATTGATGCAGCATTTTCAATAGCATTTCTTGTTACCTTGGTAGGATCAATAATACCTGCTTTTTCCATATCTGTAAATTGTTTGGTTTTTAAATTATATCCAGTCCAATATTTGTTTTTGGATTCGGTTTTAATTTGATTTATTAAACCATAACATTCACTTTCTTCAACACCTGCATTTAATAATATTTTCAAGAATGGAGAACCACAAGCTTTATAAACTATTTGTTTACCAATTTGTTCATCAATAGAATCTACTTTAGTAATACTTTCTCTAGCATATAATAAAGCTGCTCCACCTCCTGGTACTATACCTTCTTCAATTGCTGCTTTTGTTGCTTGAAGTGCATCATCAACTCTATCTTTGGTTTCTTTCATTTCTAATTCCGAATTACCACCAACATGAATAATAGCTACTCCTCCTATAAATTTAGCTAAACGCTCTTGTAATTTTTCTTTTTCGAATGGGGAAGGTGCTTTTTCAATTTGTGTTTGAAGATTTTTTACTCGTTCATCTATTTTTTCAGATTCTCCTTTTCCATCAACAATTGTTGTTTGATCTTTTGTGATAGTAACTAAGCGAGCTCTTCCAAACCACTTCATATCAAATTTATCCAATTTCATATTTTTATCAGGACTAAACACTTCTCCTCCTGTCATTACAGCAATATCTTCTAAGATAAGTTTTCTTCTATCTCCGAAATCTGGAGATTTAACAGCAGCTACTTTTAAAATACCTCTCATTTTATTAACAATAAGAGTAGATAAAGCTTCACTTTCAATATCCTCAGCAATAATAAGTAGGGATTTACCACTTTGTGAAACACTTTCCAAGATTGGAAGTAAATCTTTTACTGCAGTAAATTTTCTATCTGCAATTAATATATAAGGATCTTCTAGAGTACAAGTCATATCATTGTTATTAGTAACAAAATAATGTGATTTATATCCTCTGTCGAATTGCATCCCTTCAACTGTTTCAAGATATGTTTCTCCACTTTTTGATTCTTCAATAGTAACTACTCCTTCACGACCTACTTTTTTCATAGCAGATGAAATTAATTTACCTACTGATGAATCATTATTTGCTGATACTGTAGCTACTTGTTCTAATTGAGTTTCAGAAGATATATCTTTAGATATTTTTTTACGTAGATGAGTTACTACTTCTTTAACAGCAGAATCAATTCCTTTTTTAATATCTACAGCATTGGAACCTCTATCTAAATAAGTGATTCCTTCATTAATCATTTTTTGAGCTAAAAGAGTAGAAGTTGTTGTTCCATCACCAGCAGTATTTGCTGTTTTAATAGATACTTGTTTTATCATTTGAACTCCCATTTCTTCTAATGGATCTTCAACATTAAAAATTTGTTTTGCTACTGTAACACCATCTTTAGTACTTCTAACTTCTCCCATCTCAGTATAAATAACATTTCTACCATTAGGTCCAAGTGTAGATGTAACTGCATCTGCAACTTTATTAATACCTTTAACTATTTTTTTACGTGCTTCTGGGCCGAATTCTGTATTTTTATTCATAAATTTGTTTTATATTTTTTAATTATTCTACAATAGCTAATACTTGGTTTTCAGAACATGACCAATATTCTTGACCATCATCTTCTATTTTAGTAGGACCTATTGAAGGTAAAATTACTTGTTGTCCTACTTTAAGTGTTGATTCAACAAATGTTCCAGTTGCTGAATGATATCCTTCTCCTACAGATATTATGGTTCCTCTTAATCCTTTTTCTTTACCTAAATCTGGAACTATAATTGAACCATAAGTGGTTTCATCTTGTTCTTGGGGCTTAACAATAATTGAATTGAAAACTGCTTTTAACATATAAATTATTTTTTTGGTTATTTTTTATTTTAATTAATATATAAAATTTTTATCTAGTAGTCAAGTTTAAATATCTTTTTTAACTAAATAATATACACTTTTAATGTTATTTGATTTGAATTCTAGTTTCATTAAACCATCTAGATTAATAGATAAATTAGCTTCATCTATATCTTTATTAGCTGTAAGGATTTCTTTGAATAAATCTGAGTTGAAACCTAATGTGAAATCTAGAATAGTAGATGTAACTTTAATATTTGTTAAATAATATGAAACTTTATTGGAGTATTCTATATCTCCTCCAAAAATAAATTCTAATTGAGAATCTCCATCTAAACCCATATATGGTTTAATTACTACTGTTTTACTTTCATCTAGAGCAGATTTTGCTTTGATTAAAGCAGAAATAATTTCTTTATTTAATGGAGTAGATAATTCATACTCTTCACTCCCATTATATGTTCCTGATTTTGATATTGTTAATGTATCAGCTAATGTATAATTAACAGTAAATTGATTATCAGATATAATAAGTTTAGAAAATACTCTATTATTTTTTATATAATTTAACATTATTTCTCCACTAGTAATGTTGATTAATTTTAGTAATTGAGAAGTATTACTAATACCTACAGTAGAATTTTCTAAATTAAAGTTGGTATGGGTAATTTCTCCTAACATTTCTTTAGTTGGAGCTGTATATTTAATGGATAGTTGATTATCTTTTATATCCCATTTAACTGATTCAATAAGTCCATTTAAATAGTATTTATTTATAACACTTTGTAATTCTAATTTTGATATCATATAATTTTTAGTTGAATGTGAAAAATTTATTTACATTTGGGTTTAATGGTGGGAAATCCCATTTTAAATCTTCATATAAGTTTTTAAGTTTATTAGCTAATAAAGAATCAAAAATTTCATCTACATCAATATATGTTTTAACAAACTCTTCAATTTCTGGAGGTGTAGTAGCATTTGGTAAACCTATAGTTTCTAAATGGTAAGGATTTTGTTTTAAATTAATAATAAATAATTTATCTCCTTCAATAATTGATTCATATTTTTTATCTAATTTTTTAAATTTTAATAAATCATTATATCTAACTGCTGCTTTTGTATTTGATGGAGCCTTTTTAATAAAACCTGAAAACATGTCTCCAGCTTTAGCTGGGATTTGGTAGTTTTTAATTTGTTTTACACCTGTAGGTTTACCTAATTGTCTTGGATCTAATGTTTTTAGAGTTTTATAAAATTCTACTATTGAATTATCTATTAGGGATTTTTCTTTACCAAAAAGTATATTTTTAATAAAATTTTCTCCAAATTGTTTAAATAATTTATTCATATTAGACTTCATCAATTCAAGTCCTTTCATATCTAATTCTTCAACTGGTACACCTTCTTTGTTAGTGACGTACATCGCATATCTTCTTTTACCAGTAGTTAATACACCAGCACAAATTACTTCTTGTTTTAATTGAAAATAATGAGTATCAGGTTTAATATTAAATAAACTTCTACAAATACGATTTAAATCATCATTTGCTTCATTCTGTATTTCTAATGCTAATTCTAATATTTTATCGTTTTTTTCCTCAGGTTTAATATCAGGATATCTATGTTTTAATAAATCACCTAATACTATATACATTGAATCTGTATCAGAAATACAAATATGTTGTTTATTGGAATTTAATTCCTTATTTATTTTGTGGTTTACAAAATCTATGGATTCACAAGTTAATCTTTGTCCCGAATTAGTAATTGCTGAACTACAGATTAAATGACCATCAGTATATCTCCACCCATTAATAGCAAATGTACCATACATTGCGTTTTGAAGGATTTTAAATGCATGTTGGAATAAATCATATAATTTGTAATTAATCCAATCTTCATCTTTACCTGCTTTTTTCTTTAATCCTCTATAATGTTCACGTTTTTCAAACCACCCCTCTAATATTTTAGATACAACACTTTTTTCATCTGTTCTAAATATAGCTCCTGATGATGATATGGTATATTCATTTTCTTCTATAAGTCTAATTAATGTTTCAATATTAATTTTAGTTGACTTTAGAGTATAATTTATATTGTTTACTTTCTCAATAGTAAGTAGTTCTTTAGGGTCTCTTTTTTTTAGTTTTTCTAATGAATGATTTTGTTCATAGGTAGGATTATTTTCCACTTTAATTCTACATACTAGAGTTTCAATTCCTAAATTAAGGGATTTTATAATTGATGGATATAATGAGGTAAAATCCAAATCTATTACATCAAAATACAATCCTGGAATAGGTTCTAGTAAATAACCACCAGCATAAGATGAATTAGCATTTTTTAGAACTGGATTGTGAGTTGTAGGTTTATTAGGAGAAATTATTCCTTCTCGTTTGAGATATTTTAATATAGCTCCTTCATTCATTACAGTATTATAATATATACTTTCATAAGGAATGTTACAAATATGTGAAATCATGATTGTTAAATCTATGAATTTCAGTTTATTTTCTAATGCTTCAATAATTTCAACATCTCGAAAGTTATATTCAATAAATTTATGAATATCTGATTCAAATAGAGTATTTAAATTTCCTTCATATTCAATTTTTCCTAATCCAACATATTTAGTTCCTATATCTCCTAATTTATATGATGGTTCTTCCTTCATAATATATTTTTTATGAAGAAGCATGTAATCTAAATGGTTAATCCCAGCTATAGTAATTTGGGTTTCACCCATGAATTCTCTATAATTGATTTTTCTTATAGGAGATAGTCTTAATACTTCATCTCCCATTATTTGTTGAATTCTAAAATATAAATAAGGAACATCGAAATAAGCACTATTCCATCCTACTATAATAGTTGGATCTAATTCTTCCCATTTATTAAAAAATTTATTAACTAATTCTTTCTCCGAACCACAAGGAATAATTATTTTTTCATATTCATCCTTTTCATTTGTTTCATTGATTTTTTTACTTTTATCTGTAATAAAACATATTTTAGTTTTGGTTGAAACATCTATTAAAGCAATTGATGTAATTGGCATTGGAGCAGCTTTAATATATTCTGGGGTTAGTGCTCCTCCCATTTCAATCTCAATATCGAAATAAACTATATTATGAAATGAAGGTACTACATCATCATATTTGTAGTATAATTCTCTTAATATTAATAATTCTTTATTTATATCTTTTTCTAATAAATTAGAATCTTCTTTATTAAATTTTTTAGTAGGAACAGCCCAACCTCCGGTTAATACTGGTTGGGCACCTTCTTGGTGATTATTTACTCGTTTCCAAAATGTTGGTTGATATTTAAATTCAGACCATCCAATTTTGTCATCACGTAAATGATATGTATAAGTTTGAAAATCGTAATAGATTGACTGATACATTATTTAGATGAATTTTTTAAGATTTGGAGAAAAATAGTTGATTGATTTTTGGGCTTTTCTATCACTAGAACGATATACTATCCATTTATCATCTACTTTTTCGTAGTGACAATCATAACCTTTTTCTTGTGATCTTACTTTAACAGTTTCAATTGCTTCTTCTTCTGTTGAACAAGATTTAGACATATTTGAAGCTTGGATTTCTTGAAATATATCTTCGAATTTATCTTTTAATCCATAAACTAAAATCCCAGCAGAAAGGACATACATTATATCACCAAATGCATCTGCAATACCTACGATATCATCTTTTTCATAAGCTTCTTTATATTCTTCTAATTCTTCAAGAATAAAATCATAAATAAATTTCTTCTCAAATTCAGGAATATCTGTGGTAGGTGTTTCGTTGTTTAATTTTCCAAAAGTAGTGTTAAATATTTCTACTTCAGAAACAAATGGTACATATTTTTTTTCTTTCATAATTCGCTCTATTGTTTCGTGATTATTTTCTTTTACTATTCTTATATATTCTTTATTAAAATCATATGGTTCTAAGTTATCCCATGAATCATTAGTAAAACTTACTGTTGTTGGGTTTGGTTCAAAACTTTTTCCTCTAAGTCGAATTTCTTCCATATATTGGTTAAATTCTTCTTGTGTTTTAATTAATCTGTTCATGTATTAATTCTTTTAATCTGTTAATTTCTTCAATTACATCATCACCTAATTCAATTTTAGACATTAGGGTTAAATCCATAATTTGTTGTTCATACAAATCGATTAATTCTTGTTGTAATTTGATTATTTCGTCTTGGTTCATTTTATAAAGATGTATTTAATTCAACATATTGAGGTTTTCTAATCCATGGATTTTTAGATAATAAATCTAAATATTCATTCCAAATTTTATCTAATCCTTTATTAAAAGATAAGGCTCTTTCTATTTTGTGTTCTTCTCTATCTTTATTATAAAAATATCGAATAGTAGATTCATTACAATTTGTTTTTAATATTAAATCAGGAAAAAATAAACTTTCTTGAATACCTTTTCTCAATAATCTAAAACATAATATTCCTTCTACAATAATAGGAGTTTTATTTTGATGAAATGGAATTATATCTTTCATAAAAGCATATAATGATTCATTAGGATCTACAAACTGATAATCATCTGATAAGAATATTTTTCTATTTAATTCTTTGGCTAATTTATTTGCTAATGTAATTTTCCCTGTTTTTGTAAATCCACACACTACTATTGTATTCATATTTGAACAATAATTTATTAGTGATGGAGTTACTAAATCAGCAGGATTCATTATATATTAGATTTGGCTATAACATCATTAAAATTTTCCAATTTCCTTTCTTCAGAATCTAGAAGACCTTTACCATATTTTTCAATTCTTGTTTCATAACGCTTTTTAACACGTTCCGAAATTGGAATTGGATGTCCTTCTTCGTCTATTCTTACAAATTTGATATTGGTATGTAATACTACTTCTTGTTTACCTGTATAAACATTGTGTTTTCTTACTTCTGTATACATGGTAACGGATGTATTTCCGAATTCTTTTACAGTAGCATATATTTTAATAATGTTTCCTTCTTTTACGGGGTTTTTAAAAACCAATTCATCAATTTTCAAAGTTACAACTCGTTGTG